CCGTTTATTAAAATACTCAGCCACTTTTAAAGATGTGGTCATTACTTGATTACCTTGTAAAGTAACCATGTTTTCAAATTTAAATTGAGTTATAGTCATATTATGTCTCTCTATAGAATGAGCCTACGTCTCACACAGAATAAACAGCCCAAGAGTTAGACATTAACTGTCATTCTCATAGACTCATTCTGTAAAGCTCTCGGTTAATATTTGCCGTGTGATTGGCATTGTGATTGTAGAATTGGTTGCGGTGCGTTTTTGCACCGATTGAAGTTAAATTTTTTTGAATTTTAGGCACAAAAAAACCACCAATTAGGTGGTTATATGTTTTTTAGATACAAAAAAACCGCTCTAGGCGGTTTAATGAAAATATACTTTTGAAGTAAAATTGTTTGTTTTATTGTTTTTTTGAATTAGACACCAATTTAAATAATTCTTCTATTTTATCTTTAGGTAGAGATTTAATTAAATCAGATAAAGTGTCAACATCAAATGGGGTATGTTTCACTTTATCATTATATAATCTTGTTGGATTATCGCCTAAATTGTTAACAGCTATTTCAAGTAATTTCCCAAGTAAATCCCCAGATATTTCTTGAACTTGCTTTTTATATCCCTCAAAAGCCATCGCAGAAGAATACTTATAAGCATAATCTTCTCTAATTCTGCTTAAATATGCACTTTTTCTACTTGTTAACCATGCTAACCATATTAAAGGAAGTGTAATTGGTATTCTTGATAGAAATTCAGTAATAGAAAAACCTTTGTCACTATAGCTAACTGTAAAAAAGAATACTAACAAAATACAGATAGATAATAGCACCAGGTAGGTAATGGTATCTAACCATCTTAATGTAGATGTAATTTCTGTTACACGTGTTTTAAAAGAACCGGCCATACTAGCTCTATTAGCATCATCAATAATTTTTTGAATTTCAGCTTGTTGATTGCTAAAACTTTCTTTCATAACTTGCTCATAAACAGTTAAATCACTGAATTTTTTTTGAATTTCTTTTTCACTCTTGAGGTTTTCTTCAATTTGATCATCAGCTCTTTGTTTAGTAGCCTTTATTCCTGAAATTATTTTTGACGATTCAGCTTGATCAGCTGATATTTCAATTAATCCACTTTTTGCGTATTCTGCCAACTCAGAAATTTTTTCCTTATAACCTTCTACTTCTTCATTTATTTCCGATATTTTTACAATAGTATCTTCGGCTTTATCTATACTTTTCTCTAGATTAGATAAAGCTTCTGCTTTTTTTAATAAGGATTTATACTCTTCTTTTTGTTTAATTAAATTATTAATATCTTCTGAGAGAGCAGCTAATTCAGCTTCAGTTCTATGTACTGGTTCTACAATATTTTGGTAAGCAACTTTTATGATATAAGTTGCCATAAAAATATTTTTTAGTAAGCTATCATTATTAAGTCTTTCACTATTTAGATCATTTTTATTTTGTTTAGTGATAAACCTATTTGCGAATTCTTGTGCTATTAAAATCTCTTTTTTTGTTAAGACATTTACATTTAATTGATTTAACCTTTCAACCAACCCATAAAGTTCTTCAAGTGCTGCGCAAATTAAAGTATCATCCTTATCAATCTCTAGAACTCTAGTTTTTAGTTTTGAAATATTACCTTTTAAAGCACTTGCACTAATAATCATATCAGCCTCTTATTTTCTGTTTAATTCCCATAGCAAAACATCATATAGAAGCCATTTCCTAGATAACGGAAGATCTCCGTCTATAATTGGTTTAGGGAATTTTTCACTACAAATTATTTCATTTTTTACAACAAGATAACGAATTCCAAGTATAGCTGAAATATCAGAAATGTTAACATATAGTTTAGTTTTTTTTGCTATAATCAATAATGCATTGTATTGAATTTCATGCTTATTTATATTCATTATTAATCTCTCTTATCGCCCTTTTATCCGCATTACACTGCCTAAGCTCATTCAATAACTCAGTGTACAAAACTGGACACTGCCCCCAAGTGATTTGCTTATCAATATGAGGCTCGTTATTTGGCTGTGTCAGCGATGCAGGAATATTACATTGATAAACGTACTCAGTTTTTACCGTTCCGCATCCAGTCAGAAATATTGCTGGGCATAATTTCATTAGCACACTGATTATTTTTAAGCGCATCTTTCATTTGCTCGTGAAGTTGTTTAATTGATATAGCGTCTCGAGCTTTTTCTTGCTCACGTTGTGCTATGATTTGATTATTTTTCTCGATAACTTGTTGTAGTTTTTCCAATCGAGAGGTTAGCTCTGTTAGTTGTTTTTTTGCGGTTTGTTCATCTTGGAAACATTGATATGCAAAATAGCTAGCAAAAACTGTAATTACTAATAGAACTATTGGTGACAATCGATAAATTTGTTTTAATTTTTCCATCAGACTAACCCATTGATGTAAAATGTTTTTCCGCCCTGTTTAACTGCAGTTAGAACTATTTGACGGTTATTACTCGGACTGAATCCAATGTGCACCCACTGATTGTGTTCCTGGATTAACTTATCAAACTGAACACCGGTATCAATTAAACGCTGGCAAATTTGTTTGGGATTGCCATAGTCACAGTGGAAATCAACGGCTAAACCTTTTGTATGAGCGCTAGTTGATGCGCCTCCTACACGTTTATTTAGCTCAATGCATCGGTATCCAGATGTAATGATGATAGGTTTACCTAACGCTTTTCTGACTAATTCCAGTTTAATAGCGGTTAATTTGACATTTGGCATTAATTCGTCAGGTACCGAATTATCAATTTTTAATCGACTGGCTATTGTTGAGCGGGTGAATTCCTCAAGCGTAAAATGTTCTGTTAGTTGCATTAGTTATCTCCTTTAGCTTTTTTAATCAGTCTTTCTTCCAGCGCCTTAATTAGTGTTGCACCTGACCAACCAGCCAGCCCAGCAACACCGCCAGCTAATTCAAAATCTAAATTAAAATAGCTAGCACCTAGCACAACAAGCGCGCCTGCAAATGTTGATACCAGTATTTGCGCCAATAATGTGCCAATGCGGAACGTGTCGCCGTTCATAATGTGATAGCAATAGCTAGCTAATGAACCTAATAGAGTGATAAAAAATAAATATACAACAACCGTCCAATTGACGTTGTTAGGGTCTTTTATTGGCATGATAAAATCTTCATGTTAGTTAATAGAAATGACAGCGTACTAGCGAAGGGTTAGTAGTGTGTGTGTCTAGCGTTGCTGTCGATGCTGTGAAACCTCAGAACTGAGGATTTAAAAATAAAAATAGCAACCAACGAAAATATAGTGTTTGCGATGAATTAATGCTGATTGCCGAAAAATAGACATAAAAAAACCGCAATTACGCGGTTAGTCTATTGTTTTAAATTAATTATCCGTCAATAAAAAATCATCTCCAAATTGTGCAGATAATTTATCTATAACTTTTTTATGATATAGGTTTTTAATATTAATAAAATATAAAATTTCAGCTTCCTTGATTTTTAAATCATAAAAGAGAAAAGCTAGAAATTCAAAAGATGCCGATAGGAATGCCCATAAAACATAGTAATAATAACTAATATCACTAGCTTTGCTTTCTTGTAAACAAAGATAAAAATACCCCACTGACAATACAATACAACTAACGATAGAAATCCAATTGCATATTGAAGATCTTTTCATTTTATCTTTGTTTATAAATATATCTTCATGATCAAAAGACAAACACTTATACAATTTCTTAAATTGATTATACGGTATAATATGCTTGGAAATATTAGATAATTCATAAAAATAAAGTGCTAACCTTCTATCTCGTGATTCAGTCAGACTCATTTTACTTATAACCGATAATTCTTTCTCGGATTCTGAAATCAAATCTTTATCCAAATCTTTATTTGAAATGATCTCAGATAGCCTATTTTGGGCTCTATTAAATATTTTTTTTGAAAAAAATGATGTGATAGGCATTACCGTTTTTGTGACAAATGATGGCATAAAAAGCAATAATATAAATATTGGCTGTATTGTAAATGGCAGCGATTTTATCAGTCCGATTAATAAATCATTCATTCTAACTACACCCTCTGTTAATATTTGAGGATATAATTTAAACACAAAATAATCAAATTAATTACATTTTTCGGTAACAAACTTATTATCATTACCCTGAATTTTTTCTATTTGTCGATTCCTGTCGCATTCCCATTTTTCAGGTGGGTACATCTTATTCCATGCTGTCATCAACTTATTTTCAGAATCTGATAGATTGATATTGTATGTATCACGCATATAAAAATAGGTCCGAGCAATCATACCCCGAATTTCGTCACGCGGTTGGAATTTTCGGTTTTTAAAATCGACTGCTGATTGACATTGCCCGTACTGAGTAAATTCTTTTGTAAATTGTGAGTAGCGATAATTTGACCTGTCTCCATTCACCTCGCCAATAGCTGGTTGTAAATTATGCAAATCGCCTTCCATTGCATTAAAGGTTGCATCCTTTTTACACTCTTTACGACCACCGTCACGCCAGCATTGCAAGTGTCTACCAAAATTCTCGGCTGGCATGACATGCTCCCATTCGATGCGAGATGCTCTTTGCTCATTTTTCCTCGGTGTATAACCGCATTTACTAAAATCTACCGAGCCTTTTTTACCGTCAAATGAAAACTCACAGCCACAATAAAACGTTGTTTGCTCAGGGTTTTCTTTATAGATTTTAACTAAATGAGTTTTGGCGGTGTTAAAATTTTGCTGAGATGCGAATGTAGCTGTAGATATTAAACAAAACGTGATTATTGTGATTTTTTTTAAGAATTCCATTTCATTGGACACAATTAAATTTTAGATAATAAAAAGCCCAACTTTTGATTGGGCTTGTAATTTATGCGCTTTAAACCGCATTTTTACTACATTATCCGTTTAAACGTTTAAACAGTCAAGTATTTAACATTAGTTTTATGATAAAAATACCATTTTTATACTTGCCGTAATTGTTTCTTTTCTAGCTGTTGTTTAAACATCGAAGCAACAAAAGCACCGTCGCCAAAATGATCATGAGTTTTAACTCCAAAATCTGAACCTAGCATTTTAAAAACATCGTATAAGCGATTATCTATATAGAAATTATTCAACCATAGCATGTGATGAACCAGACAGATTAAATTTGTTCGATTAACCTCAATCATGTCTTTTCTTGCTTTTGTAACTCCACCCAACCACTTAATAGCTTCATCAAATTCAGACACTGGCAAATCTTGGTATCGTGGTACTTTAAATTGCTGATAGAATTTAGTATAGATGGCTTGATGATGTTCACCTGTTCGATATGAACGTTCATTGACAGCTTGTTTGATCGCCTGCTGTTGTTCTGTATTGATAGTTAATGAATACGAGCCTGTTTTGCGGATTGTTGGTAAAACTTCATTAAATACCCAATTTTGGAAATCTATTGCTTCTTTTTTATTACTGCGAAAAATAACGCGGTATAAATTAGGTTCGTTAATGAAAGTTAATTCTCTTTGTTGCCCAGATGACCTGAGGTACATTTTATGTACCCCAGCTTCAGAAAGATTGAAACGACTAGATTTAGCATTTGATATATTTAAAATTTCTGCTATATCTTTTAAGCAAAACAATGGCTCATTGTTTACTATTTGAATGCGTACTTGGGATTGGTTGAAGTTAAAAACAGATATTTGATTTGACATATTTTGTCCCTTTCGTAAAGTTTAGTTAGTTGATCACTTAGTGGGTGATCGGGCTTCAACTACCGCTTTACGACGGCGAGACTTATTTCTCTTTCGAGTATTGTATTTCGTCTTCTCGACCCGATCATAGATATGATCAAATACCTAAATAACAGGCATAAAAAAACCGCTAGGCTATCGGGTGCGGAAGTCCGCGTAAAGTTGTAGTATTTACAACTATACAACCCGATAAAATTATTGTCAACTATGCCACCTTTGAAAACAATTCAATAATATAACCTCTAATAAAACACTCTGCAGCTAGTAATATTTTTGTAATTTCGGTTGTTTGTTTACCCAAAATTCGCGCTTGTTTACTGCATGATATTTCTCGGAGATAAAATGAGGTTAGCACAGCCCACTGGTCAACATTATCAGCTTTCAGCATTAACACCGCATTATCAACAATCTGGGCTTCTTCTTCTGTCAAGTATTGTCGATAATCAAAATCTCTAGGTGCACCTTCAATGCCTGCTGATTTTGATGGATATTCTGTTCCCATTCTTCTTAAAATGCGTGTGTTCTTCCACGCCGTCAGAATGTCTTTAGTTTCTCTCACTATGCACCTCGTTTTAACTCTCTTAATTTATTTTTATAGTTAGCTTTAATCTCTTTGATTTCATCGATGCTATATTTTTTCGGCTCGTGTTTCCCTTCCAGCCATTCAACCTGTTCTGCGCCGATTTTTTTTACTAAATTGATTCTATATTCCAGAATATTTCCAGACTTATGGTTATTGCATGCTGAGCATTGTTTATGTACATTTAACTCACAGAAACGTAACTCTGGACATGCCCCAACACTCCGATAATGCCCTGCGTGATATTGCCCGCTATGATACCGTCCACAACTAATGCACGGCTCGTTTTTATCTCTTTCTCGAATAAATGCATTGAATACATTTTGTGCGTCTTTCAGATAATCAGAACGTGTTTTAATCCTTTCTTTCTTTATTTTAAATATTGCTCTTTGTACCCGTTCCTGTTTGTGATTCTCTGTACCATATTTAATTGCACATTCGAATGAACAGGCAAAAGCCAGTGAATTGAACGGCAAGAACTTCTCACCGCACACTCTGCATTTTTTCTGTTTTATTGTTTTTTGAGCTTCTTTTTTCATTGCTTGTACTTAGTTTTATCAAGATAGAATTTACCGCAAGAGCCTTTTATCTGACCATCGACTGTAATCAACGGTCTAGCACAAACAAATAAATCTAAATCTACGTTATAGACACATTTGCCACTACATTCTGGGCATGTCGGTATTAGTTTGTGTTTTCTCGGCGTCTTTCACCTTATTTAAATTATTTCGATTAATTATTTCCCTACGCCGTTCGTGTAAAAAATTTAATACTCGCTCAGTCTCTGTGATTCGTTCATCTACTGTTTCTAATTGTTCTAAATCGTTCATCACGCCACCTGTTGCATTTTTAATTTTTGATATTCGCTGTCACTCGGTATTCTCAATCTAAACCCGTTCTGGCTAGCCCAAACTTCAATTTGCTGCAAATAAAAGTGCATTTCACCTGTGTCCAATTCTGATGTTTTTCTTAACTGCTGGGTTACGGTTGTCTCACCAGTTAACAGGTTTTTATGCTCGACATTTTCGTAACCTAAAAATGTTTCTTTTAAATCGCGCTTAACACTTTTTGTAGTGTAGTTATTGGTTTTAGTTCTAGCGTTAGCCTGTTTTGCTAAATCGTCATACCACATGTGAGATAGCGAGTTCTGATCGATACTGCGCTTATCTTTCCAAATTTTTATAATCAATCTGTATCGTTTGCCGCTTTTAGCTAACTCTAATAGCGTGTTCACAATCGACTTGATATTGCTTTCGTGTAGACAGAGATCATCCATTTTTTTCACCTAATAACTTTCTTTTTTTACAAAACAAACTCAGTGCACAGCGCCAAAGTTGATACGAAAAAATAAAGAAACCATAAGCCGAGAAAGCTATAATCACTAAAGTTATTACTTGATCACCCATGCTAGACCTTCACACACTCGAAATTACGCACCTGCACATCAATTTTAGAATTACCAAAACCTTTTTTTACAGTAGCGAATGATTTTGCCAATGATTCTTCTGTCATTGGTGAATCACGATTTAATGCAACACTCGCCCATTCCTGATCTCCTTTCTTAACTTCTGCTGTTATTTGATATTTTTTAGCCATTTTCATTGTTCCCATTATTTCTAAATGTCTTCACCATCGATAAAAAAATCATTTTCAACATGATCAATTTTTTTCCAGTCGGCGCAATTCGTCTGCAACCGTTCTAATAAACTAATTCCAATTTCACATTTACGTGATTGCCGTCTGTCGTTTATGTTCTCCCTAATAGCGCCACAGTAGTTATCACAGTAATTTTCACAGGTTATGCATGATCTTGTTGCTACGTTTGAAAAGCACTTAGCTTCGTGATTATCTATACCTTTTTGCGTCTTCCTGAGTACTTTTAAACAGTGCTCACATTCAAACATTGTCAACTTTCTAGCCATTTTTGTATTAATTCCCTTAATTTTTCCCTTTCTTCATCAGTAAATTTCTTTACTCTTTCTGCTAACTCATATTTAATTTTTGCTACATTTGCGCCACGTTTTCGTATTTTAGTTACATAGTCATATGCTATTTTGTCTAGCATGTGATTAAGACCGAATGGGCAGTGATTAACTAACAACTTTCGCATGACTAAAACCAAATCGCCGTTTTATTTCTTCAAGCTTGGATAACTGCATTTCTTTTGATAGCGGTCTTTCTTCGACTTTTTTAGGTAAAGCCTTGTTAGGCGTTGGGATGACATAGCCTTTCATTATTTTTTTTGCCATTTCGGCAATCATTTTTTCCGCTCTTAACTGTAATTTTTCTATCCCTAAATTTTCATCTTGCATTATTCGGTGGAGATCATTTATCAACCAATAATTAGCATCACTTCCGTAGTCGTAATCGCAAAAATCATCAAATCCCTTGTATTTACCAAATTCAATAACCGCTTTAGTCAAACTTTCTGCGGTTGGTAGTCCATATTGCTCTGCTAACCCTTTTTCACACCACCCGATAAATTGCCCTACCGATGGCATAAACGGATTACTTTGTTGTCTGGCTATACGCATACCTGCATTAATCATTGCTGGATTGATGCCATTTTCAATAAAACCAATTATCCATTGACGTTTAATTGAACTCTCATCATTGTTATTTAAAGTGTGAAACATCGCAGGACACGCCGCTTTAAGTTGTTTAAATAATTTATTTACAATCTCGGCAACCTGTTCTTTATGCTGTTGTTTATTTGAATCATCAGCGATATTAACAGGCTTGAACTGCGGAACTAATTCGGTGATATTTTTCATTAAAACATTTCTCCATTAAGATCATTTATCCACGAAGTGTCACTAACAGGGCTTCCTGTGGTTAGGGCGTTTTTTAGTGGAAAAAGACCTTGCCAACCGTTCATAATGGATCGGTTTATCATGGCTTCGGGGTTTTCTTGTTCCTCTAACATTTGAGATTGTTTTATCCACGATTGTGGTTGTAGTTTTTTACCTAACGAATTTCTGTAATCAATCCAGTTACACCAAACATCCAAACTCACATTTTGAGGTTTGACAGAAATCGGATCAAAAACAGTATTTCTTTTTTTTGTAATATTGTTTTTTATATTGTCTTTTGTAGAGTGACATTTTTTGTTACTGGTGGTAGGTACATTTTTTGTCACTGGTTCAGTGCATTTTTTGCTACTAGTAACATTTTTTGTACCTGCATTTTTTGTTACTGGTTCGGACAGCTCTAAAACTAGTGAATATTCAGTTATTCCACCATTATTTTTAATGGTATTAATTAACCCTAAATTAGCTAATTCAGTTAAAGCCGTGTAAATAGTCCGCTTGTCCTTAATTCCCAAATAATCCATAAACTGTGAAGCACTAATTTTGTCGCTACTTTTACCCCACCCAGTAGTTTTACGGGTTATTAATAGATAACAGCGCAACGCATTAGCTGACATTTTCGCCATTAATTCATCAACTACAGCATTAGGAACTTGAAAGGAATTAGCTATAAACTGACTCATTACTCACCTCTTATCGAATACTCAGCGTACTGAACACCATTCTTATGAACTAGGCGACTATCAATTTCAAACCCAGCTTTTTTAAGATCATAGATACGCGCACCTAATCTAAAACAGCCATATAGATTCAAAGCTTGCATTGGGTTTATGCTTTTCCCACTTTGCAAATGTGATAATATTTTTTCGCACTGACTTTGTGTTTTTTAGTTTTCAGCATAATAATTACCCATTACGAACAATTGACCAATTAACATCAGGGCGAAGGTCTTCACATCGAACCTTTCCTTGTGATTGATTTTCAATTTCAATACAAATTTTTATTCCCAAATTTGAACTGCGATTGCTTATTTTTTTTCTTAAATAGTTAATTGTTGTACCGCAACTAAAAGCGAATTTTTTTTGCTCCTCTGGTTTCATTGTTTTTAAAAATAGTCTCAAATTCTCCATAAATTGACCTTTTGGTTTTATTTTTATTTGAATAATACCAAAAGGTCATATTAAAATCAACACCTTTTGGTTGTTTACCTTTTGGTAAAGTTTTTTTATGATTAACCGATAACAAGGAGTACATATGAATAAATTTGAAATTAGACGTTTAAATCTAATCCGCTTAAAAGATGAATACTGTGACGGAAAGATTGTAAATCTTGCTAGAGTATTGAATAAAGATCAGGGTTATGTTTCAAGGCTTCTATATGAAGAAGGGAAAAAATATAAAAAAAATATTGCTGATAAATTAGTTAGCGATATTGAGTCTTCATTCGGTCTGCAAAGAGGATGGTTGGATGGTTTAACTTCAGATAGTAATCAACCAATAAAACAAAATATAAATAAAAAAAATAATGGAAATGATGGAGTGAAAATAGAAGTACTAGATATCAGTGCAAGCTGTGGAAACGGCGTTATAACCGAGCGAGAGTTCGCAAGCGTTTTAAGATCAATAGAATTTACGCATGAGTTCGCATTGAAAATGTTCGGTAGAAGATCGACAGATCTTATTAAAGTGATTACTGCAAAAGGTGATAGCATGACACCTACTATAAAGTCAGGCGCTAATGTTTTTGTCGATACTAAAATAAATTATTTTGATGGCGATGGTGTTTATGTGTTTATTTTTGATAATGAAATATATATCAAGCGACTTCAAATCACGGGAACTGAAATAATTGTTATATCTGACAATTCTATTTATGAAAAATGGAGATTAGATAAGCAATGTATGAATAACTTTTATATTCAAGGCAAAGTTATAATAGGACAAAATATAGAATATATCTATTTTGATTAGCATCTATTTTTTCAATTTCAACCGCTTAAATGCGGTTTTTTGTACCTACCCCCTTTTACTGGTCAAAAAACAAGCAATCAGAAAAATAAATTACCTCTAAAAAACAATTATTTATTACCTTTAGGTCATATTTTTAATAAATTATATGACCTTTTGGTGTTTACTTAATTATGACCTTTTGGTAATATTTACACATCGAAACAAAACAACTTCCCAAAAAGTTGTTGCTCTTTAAAAATTAGGTTTAGTTGAAAGTAATGTTAAAGCGTGATGAAAGCGAAGTTACAGTACCGAGTAATCTTATGTAAAGGTTATGTCCCAGCAAAAAATAGCACCAAATATTGTATATCCCTGTGAAGTGAACAAGCAATATTTAGGTAAAAGGGCAATAAACATAATCTGCATTACAAGTAAACTTAAAACAATAAATTTAGTAATCACTAGGAATATTATTAATAAATTATTAAAGGGAAAACATAATGAATAAAATTTTAACTTTTCATTCTAATAATGAAAAACCTAAAACCGATTGTAAAAATAAAATAGCCTTATTGTATAATCCATGTGATGGTTATCACTTAGCTGAATGGATCTCTTTCAATGATAATGATGAATTTGAAGGCTTCTATTCATTTAAAGGAAATCGATTCAGTGATAATTTTTATACATTATGGGCTATTCTTCCTGATTTTTTAGAGAATTAATAAAATTAGAAAGACGATTGATATTGACATTTTTATCACTACCAGCGTAATAATCTACCAATTTTGAATATAAAGGATCAAAATTTTGTTTTACAAAAAACTTTTTAGTATTTTCGACAATAAAATTAATTCTTTTAAAATTTGATTCTATATTATTAGCTCTTTTTGCAATCTCACTTAACTTTTTATAATCTCTTGTTGGATTGTTAAGATCTATATTGTCAATGAGTCGCAAAGTGTCCCTAATGTCATCCAAAACTAACCTTTTTAATTCATCTGATTGGGACAAAACTGAGATATATTTAACTTCTCCAAGTGTTATTTCTACGAAATATGGTGGTTTTTTTCCTTGAGCTTTAAAAATTTCAGCTTCTTTGGGGGTTGCAACACGATCAACGGTTACTTTGCCATCTAAAGTCCTTTTCATTCTGTCTAATTCTTTGTATGCGAATTGACCGATAACAGATGGGGAAAATATTCTAGTTAACGTTTCCCAAGCCCATCTTGCATTATTACCTGATTTGTTATAGTGAAATATTAATTGTTCATACCATTTGTCTAAATTATCTCGGGAATTTGATATTATATTAAGGTTATTTTCAATTTCTAATTCAGTTTTATAGCTTTTCCTTAATGTGGAAAAATGAATATGACCGAAAATTCTTTCACCACAATTATTCCCGATATTTGTTTCTTCTTCTGTTGACGTTAATACAATAAAACCTTTTTTATGAGGTTGATTGCAATCAGTTAAACTGCAATGTATTTCTTCATCAAATTCATAGCTTCCTATAACTTTAACTAACTCTTTACCTTTGGGGTCAAAAATAGAAACAAATTTCTCTCTTTTTTTGATTTCATCAAAATCATACAACTGAATAAAGCCAGTACTAGAATTAATATTTATTATTCCCTTTGGAGGCATGCAGAAATACCTAACTTATTATGTTTAAAGATGATTCTATCATACCAACAAAAAGGCAACCTATCAAAATAAAAACGGTTTTAATAACAAAGTTCTTTAGTAAATAGATTGCTAATTAGTATTCAAATCAAAGCCCATTTAAACAAGTGGGCTTGAGTTTGAAATTACTGACAGCTGGAAAGACAGCACTCTACATCCTTTTGCCCCAGAAATGGGGCTTTTTTCGAGGTGATTATGACTAATAAGGATTTTGTCAATGTGAAAACTAAAGATAGGTTTCGCAATGATTATCAACTAACAGAAAGTGAAGTTAAATTTGCCCTATTTTGCACTTTTATTGTTGTATTTAGTAGCTTGTTTGGTTTGTTTTATTGGATTTTGCAAATAGCAACGAGGTGATTTATGTCGTTACAAAGAGCTGTAGAGAATAATTACGAAAAAGCATATTGCAACATGATGAATGATGCAGAGATGCAAGATGCAAAAGAAGAATGGATTGAAAGTCGAGCAGAAGAGCTAATTAAAAACTTCGATAATGACAATGACTGGCAAATTATTGAGCTACTAAAAATCAAGCTAGAAAGCAAAAGTATTGATGCTGATATCTATAACCAATTTGTGACCGATATTTGTTATTCACAAGCCAAATTCGAATTTAATAAAAAGTTTAAGCATTAAGGCTTGGCGCCTGCCTAAAAAGCGCTGTTTATTTATTTCTATCATCCTTTGCCCTCTTTATGAGGGCTTTTTTAAATAATTCTTATGGAGAGGTGCAGTGGACGGAGTGACTACCGAAAACAATTCAAATAATTATAGCAGATACGCCCGCCTAGCGTTTTATTGAAAAAAATCTGTAGAGGTTTAGCTGTCTAGTCAACAGCGCCTCGCCATAAGAATTATTAAATTTACTACATCCACTTGCCCTCTCATGAGGGCTTTTACAGGGTTAAAACAATGAATTACACAGAATGGAAACGAGAATATTTAGAACTGTTAATTGAGTTAATAAAACAGCATGAGTATTCAAAAGATTACACGCAAACTTATATCTATGGATTAGGACATGAATTGCTAGAACGTAGCGGGTTTTTTGAAGATTTTGGACACTGGGAAGTAACGCCTCCAGCACAGGCAGTACAGGAAAGTTTTGAATTATGGCTAACAGATTATTTTGAGGATTAAATCATGAGCGCATCAAAAGAAAAAACCAACAAAAATGATACTTATTCAGAATGTAAAAAATTAATTCAATCATTTTCAATCAGATGCCCTTTTTGTAACGCAGAGGCTGTTCTATATAAATATTCAGATGATTCCGAGCGAATAGAGTGCTTTGGTAATTTACATGAATAACTAAAAAATCACATCCAGGATTGAGGAATAAATTATGAACAGATTAGAAATAACAAAACGTAACGAAGAAAAAATACTTAATTCATTTTATAGCGAGTTAAGGGAACATGGATTTTCATTCTCAGCTCATGACGGCGAATTCTCTCATAAAATTAACTCATTCGAGGATATTTTAGATCTATTTCACGATCTGGACGAGATGAGTATTTATGTGCAAAAAGGCGATTTAAAAGCAAGTGCATCGTTCATATTTGGAAATGGAGAATTTGGGATTTTTTGTATGTATTTCCATTCTGATTCATTAACAAATTATTTAACTCAAACAGAGCTACTTATGGAGCAACTAGTAGATGAAAAAAATGAAAATAATTGGTGTTTACTTGATTAGGTAATGGGGAAAAACAATGGTTAATGAACAAGTTATTGAACGGTTGAAGAAAGGTGATTGGTATGTTGAGTGCAAGGCTGAACAAGATGCTGATTTAGTTTTACAAGCTTGTGATGAGGCGAGAATAAAATGGCGTAATGGTTATAAAGCAACGGAATATAAACCATATAACTACCCAGTAGATATTGGTTTTTATGGTGAGGACAATAGGATAACTCACACCATAAAATATTTTAAGAAAAGTGAGAACGAAAACATCACCAACTGGTTCTTTAATGCTATAAAAAATAATGACAGTAAATTAATACCTCAGAACGAAGAACAAGAACATTTAGTTCAAATGTTGTTAGCAAAACTGCAGGGCATTCCTGTTGAATATTGGTCAACTGTTCATTATAAATGGCTTGATTCTAAGCACGATGCAATAACCGCTAGCGCTATATACCGTATAAAACCAACTTTTAACCAAGAAACATCATTAACAGAACGACCAGAGGATGTATAGATGAACAGCATACCAATAGATTTTGTCGGCTGTAATGTTAGACAAACAGACCGAATGGCAATCAATTATGAGTTAACTACGGGCGAGAAAATATTCGCCCGTTTTTGTATGGTTTTGGTTGGTTGTGAAGGTTTATTTATTTTACTTCTATCAATTATAAGAACAGCAAGTAATTAGGAATATAAAGATGAAAGAATCATTCGAAAAGAAAATATGGGACACATTATCACCAATAAATGTCAACGATAAGGTTGAACATAAAAACGGGTTAACTTATTTATCTTGGGCTTGGGCTTGGGGGGAGTTAATGAAATATTTCCCACAATCATCATACACAATTAATACTCCAATCATCGAGAGTGACGGCTCAATGACTGTTAGTGTAACGCTAACAATAAAGGAAGGTGATAATCAAGTTGCAAGATACATGTGGCTACCAGTTATGGATTTTAAAAACCACGCTATTAAATGCCCTAATTCTGTAGATATTAATAAGGCGACAATGCGATGCTTAACTAAAGCTATATCAATGTTCGGGCTAGGTTTTTATATTTATGCTGGAGAAGATTTACCAGAAGAAGAAAAACGAGCGCTAAAAATTAGTGAAGAGGAATATAACGAAACTCGCAAATCACTAATAACTGCACTTGAAGATGAAGCTAAAAAAGGAGCCGAAGCGATGAGTTCTTATTGGGCAAACTCTTTAACTCAAGAACAACGAAAAATTATCGGTAATGATGAAAAAGAAAGAATCAAAGGATTATGTTCAGCAATATCATCTTAAAAAAGAGGAACTCAAAATGATAATAAATCCCAGTCAAATTGAACAGCGTACCGATGACTGGTTTAGGGCAAGATTAGGTAAAGTTACCGCAAGCAAAATCAGCGATGTTATGGCGAAAACTAAAAGCGGTTATTCCGCTTCTCGCCAAAATTACATGGCACAATTAATCTGCGAACGATTAACCCAATTACCGACTGAAACCTATTCTAATACAGCAATGCAACGAGGTACCGAATTAGAACCCATTGCCAGAGAAATATATATCCTAAATCAATTTGATGTAACAGTAACTGAGGTCGGTTTTGTTCCTCACCCAACAATCGAAAATGCAGGCGCTAGCCCTGACGGACTAGTAAATGATGATGGTCTGATTGAAATTAAATGCCCTAACACATGGACGCATTTAGAGTTTATGCAATCGCTAAAACCTAAACGTGAATACATATTACAGATGCAATGGCAGATGATTTGTACAGGTCGGAAATGGTGTGATTTTGTTAGTTATGATGATCGTCTACCTGAAAATTTAAGCTTTAAATGCGTTCGAATTTACCACGATGATGCATTGGCTCAAGAAATTGAGACGGAGGTTATTAAATTTTTACAGGAACTGGACGAAAGAATTAAAAAGATTGAGGCTAGCTAATTATGGAAAAATTTTTAGAGTTTTTAGATGCTGAAGGCTGTGAGTATGAAATTCAGGATGGAGCGATTAGAGTACTAGATACATTAGAGCCATATGAGGTGCGCTTTGACAATATTGTTATTCCCGAAAATACAGATTTTACGAAAGGGTTGGATCTAGAGTGTTATGAAGGCGATATTCAATTTCCTGAAAGTTTTAAAGTAGCGAATATACTAGCTTTGAGGGATACAAGCATAAAACGACTGCCGTCTAATTTGACTCTTTATAATTATTGTTCTGTTTATGTAGATGCACATAAAATTGAAAATGTTTCATACAGCGATAATTGCGGTCGTTATGGCAGAACAATATTTGCATTGTGGACAAACAATGATTTTTTAATTTCAACAGGATGTTTCACTGAGACATATTCAGAATTTGTGGAGCGAGTTAACTATACATACCGTGACTACAAAGATGAAGCCACGAAATACAAACGAAAAGCAAGAGGCTGTATCAGTCGATTAGCTAAAAAGCTTGGAAAGCCAGACCCGTTTAAGAGAGCAACCGCCTAATGGCGGTTTTTTATTGGAGTAAAAATATATGTTCTTTAAAAATGCAATAGTTTATGAATGTTCAAATACAGAGGTTTTAAACAATATCAATAATGAGTTGTTGCAAGAAATAACTTTTAAGCCCTGCGGTTCAATTGACACGGGAAAAGGTGGTTTTGTATCTCCCGTTGATAACCCCGACGAGCTAATGCTCAATGTGCAAGGTCAGATTTTACTTAAATATAAAACCGAGCAAAAAATATTACCGTCCACAGTTATTAAACAAGCGCATATCGAAAAAATTAATAAACAAGAGGAATTGCTCAATCGCAAACTATCTAAATGTGAAAAAGCCACTTTAAAAGATGAAGTTCTAATAGATTTAATTTCTCGTGCGTTTAGTAGATATAGTTACTATTGGGTGTGGATCGACATGCAAAACAATCGGGTTATTGTTGATTGTAGCAGTTTTAAAGTATCTGAAGATATTTTAGCTCTTTTGCGTAAAGAACTTGGTTCTTTAGCATTACTCCCTTTATCTATTGATCAACCACTTGAAAAGATAATGACCACTTGGGTTAAAGAAAAGTTGAATTTTCCTCCTTTTACATTAGGTGATAAAGCCGAACTGAAAGATCCACTTGAAGGTAACGGCATTATCAATTGCAAAAATCAAGAAATAACAAGCGCTGAAATGGTCAACCATCTCGAATCAGGTAAATGGATCACCAAGCTAAAAATCTGTGACGAGCGAGGCGTTAGCTATGTTTTAGATGAAAATTTCACTTTTAAACAGATTAGGTTTGATCCAACTGTTTTAGATGAAAACGAAGATATACCAGTTGAGGATAAAGCGGCACGGGTTGAGGCTGACTTTTTCTTAATGTCTAAAACTCTGTCAAATTCAATAAACGACATCAAACAAGTATTTGAAAAAATTATATAAGTATATCAAATGTTAATTTCGTCTGGTATATGCGGTGATAATCAATGTTTGCGATGATTCTTAACGTGGGATAGCGCATTGATTTGAAATATACAAGCCAAGTTAGATCTCGTCGGTAGTCACGCCGATGGCGACAGAGTGACACTCTATACAAAATTAAAAATTGGAGCGAGAAAATGGTTAAATTTACAGGCACGTTTGTACATGTAGTAGAGAGCGTTTATCAATTTGAAGTTGAAGCAGATAATCAGGAAGAGGCGCTTAAAAAGATTGAAGATGATCCGTTTGAATACCTAAAAAGTAGCGAGCCATATGATGAACAAGGGCTTGATGTTAAAGAGATAGAATTTGACGAGTAATAGCATGATTACAGAAGAAGAATGGCAAAAGCTAAAGGTTGGTGATGTAGTGTGGCTTGCATCTCAAGAAGTTGTAGAGCCGATGAGATTGATTATATCAAAAATCACAGAGCATAGGTTCTATTGTGGTAAAAGTTGTTTTGATAAAAAGAATTATATATTTTTTATGAGTCTATCTGATGCAATTCAGGCTGTAAATTTTCGTTTAAAAATTCAAATAGAAAAAATACAGGCACAAATAAAATCAAATTTAAATATGAAGGAATAAAATATGTCTATTAATACAATGACAGTAACGGGTAATGTTGGTGGTGATGCTGAATTACGTTACACACAACAAGGTACGGCAGTTGGTGAATTTAATTTACCAGTCAAGCAAGGCTATGGAGAGAATCAAAAAACATCGTGGGTTAAGTGTGTATTGTGGGGAAAAGTAGCCGAAGCGTATGCTCCAAACATCAAAAAAGGTGATTTACTAGTTGTTAGTGGTGAGTTTTATGTCGAAGAATGGACAAAAGATGGCGTGACACATATCAAACCTTGCTTGCGAGTAAATCAAATTCAGCCGACTAAAAAGCTTGATACTCAAGCCCAGCAACAAGCACAAGCGCAAGAGCAAGAGCAAGAAGAACCACTAGAGGATGACATACCTTTTTAAATCAAATACTTACACAAACACAACCGCTCTTGTAGCGGTTTTTTAATATCTGGAGAATAAGGAAAACAACGATGAATATTGATAGTAGCGTTTACGATATAACCATAGAATTTGGCGGATTAAATTGTGGTGATACATTTATCCATCTAACTGATCTCTATATGAAAGTGGTCACACTACACGATGGGACTACTGGATTTTTAGCAGTAAGACTGTTTGATGGTGATACTAGATACTTGGTTGACGTTGAGATTGTTAAATTAGTTAAAACAAAAGCTGTGCGGGACAATGGCTAACTAAGGAAAAATTATGACACAACCAACACTAGAACAATTTTTAGATGACGTTAAAAATCACGAGTTAACAATTCATCAAAATAATGGAGTAGACCGACATTTAATATTTAAAAATCCCAACGATTGCAGTCAACATTTTAATATCACTACGTTTTCTAATTATTTAGTAATTACCGGTGATATGGGCGCATTAGTATTTTCACGACTACATGACATGTTTGAATTTTTCCGGTCTGATGATTTAAAAATAAACCCTGATTACTGGGCAGAAAAAATTCAGTCCGCATCTTATGAAGGAAAAATTGAAAGTTATTCAGAATTTGACATAGACGAAGTTAAGAGATGTGCTAAAGAAGATTTAGATGACTTTATCAAGGGTAACTGGCTTTCAGAAGAGGAGGAATATAATCTTCGTGAGGACTTACAGCGTATTTTACGTGCAGAAGATGAATACGAAATAGTCGAGGCAATAAGAAACTTTGATTGCAATGATTTTGATTTTACCGACTTTTGGGAAGTTGATCACAGAAAATATAGATACCGCTATATATGGATCTGTTACGCAATCGTGTGGGGTATAAAGAAATTTGATGAATTGAATAAGGAATAACTATGAAAGTTAAGTTTAAACCTGTAACTATCAGTATCACAAAAGATGAATTTAATTATATTTATTTAGCAGTTAGTGAGTATTTAGAATTCAGCGGTGGGAGTTATGACGGTTTGGTTGAAACTAGTTTCGAGTCATTTCAAAAAAAGTACTGGCGTGCAGTTCACACACAACAGCGTAGAGATGTAATTAAAAAAGCGCTCACTCATGCTAAATCCAGAGAATAATTAAAGAAAAGGCTAATATGGAAACACATAGACTAAAAATCAAATCTGAGTATTTTTCTTCTGTTATTAACAAAACGAAAACAGCGGAAATTAGATACAACGACCGTAATTATCAAATAGGCGATATTCTAATCCTAAATGAAATTGACGAGCATGGAGAGCTTACTGGTAATAGTTGTCAGGTTGTTGTTACGCATATTTTAGATGATAGCGAATATTTCAAAATGGGTTATGTAATGCTGAGTTTTCATATGTGTAAATAAATTAAAGATTGAGGAAATTATGGAAAATAAATACAAAATAATTTACTGCGATCCACCGTGGCAGTATAAAAATCAGAAAACACGAGCCGCAACAAATAATCACTACCCCACTATCCCTATCCAAGACCTTAAATCACTAAACATAAAATCACTAGCAGATGATAACAGCGTGTTGATCATGTGGTATACAGATACATTCGCAAAGGAAGCGATCGAGCTAGCGAAAGCGTGGGGTTTTAAGGTTAAGAAGATGAAATTGTTTACATGGGTTAAACTCAATAAAAACTATCATCAAAACATTACTAACAGCATGAAAAAACTAGGCTGTATGAATGCTAATGATGTGTTTGATTTAATCAGTGATCAACTTAGGTTTGGAATGGGTAATTATACTCGTGCTAATAGTGAAGATTGTTTGATTGCAGTAAAAGGTAAAGGTGTTAAGCGCATCAATAACTCGGTTAGTCAAATCATTTTAGCGCCAATCGGTCGGCATAGTGAAAAACCACAAGAAGCAAGAGAGCGGCTGGAACGTCTATACGGTGATATCCCACGTATTGAACTTTTCGCTCGTCAAAATGTAGGTGGCTGGCACGCTTGGGGTAATGAGTGTAAGAATGATATTCAGTTATAGGTTAAATATATGGAAATCATCACATTAAAAGATGCCGCAAGAATAACCAAATTATCATATACATATATATTTGAGAACAAGACTAAATATGGTTTTGCTCGTCAAGGTGGTAAAGGTAGATGGTTAGCTGATAAAAAAACATTTGAGGAAATGTTTAAATCAAATAATAATAACGATCGGCTAACCTCTGATCAAGGAGGTAAAAAATGTCGATCAAGAAACGTGGTGACATCTGGCATATTGATATCCAAGCGCCAGATGGATCAAGAGTTAGACGCTCTACTGGTACGACAGACAAAAGAAAGGCGTTAGAGTACCACGACAAGTTAAAGGCTGAATTGTGGGAAATAACAAAGTTAAATAAAAAACCGCAACGTCTTTTTGAAGAAGCGGTTATTTTATTTTTAAAGGATGGAAAGGAGCAAAAAAATTTTAGAGTAAAACAACAACGTGCGAAATATTTTTTAAATAAGTTCTCTGGGCGTGAGATATCATCAATTACAGGCGAGGAAATACTCGATTCATTGCCTGAATACGTTGAACGAACTGGCAAGCCAGCAAGTAATGCTACGTTAAATAGGTATCGAGCCGATATTATGCGTATGTTTTCATTAGCATATAAATTAGATTGGATTGATTCTGTTCCATTTGTGCCGAGAGCTAGGGAGCCAGTAGTTAGGGTTAGATGGATAACTAAAGAACAGGCGGCATTACTAATTTCAAATTTACGATTAGAATGGATGAAAGATGTTTGCTCGTTTGCTCTATCAACTGGCGCAAGAATGAGCGAAATATTTACCCTGACATGGCACAATGTAAATTTGGTTAATCGTATTGCATCGGTGACTAATGTTAATGCTAAATCGAAACGAGCTAGGCCGTTATTATTAAATCATGATGCAATCGAATTAATCAGGAAACGGCGATTTAGAAATAATTGCGAATATGTTTTTACTAGAAATACATTAAAACGTGTTTTTGATATTGATCGTCGTGATTTTTATGATGCGTGCCAATTATCAGGTATTGAAGATTTTACGTTTCATGACTTGAGGCACACGTGGGCTAGCTGGCATGTTCAGGCAGGCACACCATTATTTACGTTGAAAGAGCTTGGCGGCTGGGAAACGTTAGAAATGGTAAAGAAATATGCTCACCTGAATGCCAATCACATGTTGGATTTTGCTAATAATGTCACATTTACGGCACAAAGCAAAATTAATTTATTAAATAAAGTTGCGCAAAGCTCATAAAAGCATTTTAAAACAAGATGTTATTGGTGGGTTGTGAGGGGATCGAACCCGCGACCAATTGATTAAGAGTTCTATGTACACATTATAAAAATCAATAACTTATAATAAAATCAACACGTTAATACACTGAATACAGCCGACCAAAACCGAATAAAGCCGATTTCGACCGCCATTTTACCGCCACTTAATTAAATGTTATTAAATGGATTTAATCTAATAGCATCATCGAAGTGATCGGGGGCAAAGTGAGCATAACGCATTGTCATTTTAATATCTGTATGACCAAGTATTTTTTGCAATACCAATATATTACCACCATTCATCATAAAAAAACTCGCAAAGGTATGACGTAAAACATGCGATAATTGCCGATCTGGTAATTCTATTTCAGCTCTTTTAATGGCAGAACGGAAAGCCGAGTAACACGGAGTGAAAAGCTGACCATCTTTTTTAGGAATTTGCTTAAAAAGTTCATCGCTTACAGGGATGGTGCGGTTACGCTTGCCTTTGGTATTAATGTAGGTGATTTTCCCATCTTTGACTTGAGAGCTTTTTAAACTTTCGGCTTCACTCCATCTGGCGCCAGTTGCTAAACAAATTTTAACAATGGTTGTTAAATCTTTTGCTTTGCTCTGCTCTGCTGATGCTAACAACATCCTAATCTGTTCAGGTTGCAAGTACGCCATTTCTTGCTCATCAATTCTAAATTGGCGTATACGCTCCACAGGGTTTTTAAGTGTCCATTCCCCCAATCTAATCAACTCATTAAACATCGATTTTATATATGATAATTCAAGGTTTAATGTTCGAGGTGCAACGGTTTTGACTCGGTCGGTGCGATATATTTCACCATTCAACCGTTTGGCGCGGTAATCGGTGAAGTTTTTCGATGTAAATTTATGGGCCAATGGATCATTTACACTTTTAGCAATAAATAGCAATGTAGTATAAACATTTTCGCCATCACTTAATGTCTGCCCATGCGCACTATGCCAAATCTCAATGAGATCGGATAATCGTCGATTATCCTGTTTTTCAGTGATCCACGGTTTGACTCCTGCTTGTTCCTCTAAATAGCTTTCATAAGCGAGCGCCTCGCCTTTTGTGACAAACGTTTTTCGAATGCGTCGCCCATTTTCCAAGTATTTCTCAAATAGCCACTTGCCATTTTTTTGTTTTCTAATAGACATAATTTAATCTTCGCAAGCATCTTCAATATAGAACGATGACGATAATGTCTTTTTGTCGTTAAATGTATAACGATAAACAAATTCAAGATCGTTATCTGTAAAAAATGAAACGAATGTATCATCGTCACACATTCTTTTATCAAACATTAATTGCGAGTATACATCGACATCATTTTGAGTATATTTGGTGCTTTTATCTCTATAACGGTAATCGTAAACTATTGCCGCTCCCTTTGAACTTATATTAGTTAATGACATTTTGTCGTTAACTTTTATTGGTAAATTGCCATATGCCTTTTGGAATTCTATTTTTGCCATTTTAGCAATCTCGCGCGCGACACCACTCGGATTGCCGTTTGCAAAAGTTGGCGACGCAAACAAAAGGCATGCCGCGATCGGTAAAGTTAATGCATTGATTTTCTTCATCATCCTATCCTTATTATTAGTTCTTGAAAATACTATTTTTTAATAGCATGTATTCGTCATCTGTTATTGCTTCTTCTTTCTTTAATTTCGAAATACGCTCTAATTTCTCCAAGTCTTCGTTTGAAAATTCTATAGATTTTTTTTCTAATTTAACCCCATCAATATTTGGCTCGCCATCCCCGGTACAAAGCCATAATAAATCAGCTCCAGTCTCCAGTGCGCATTGAATAACTAGATCCGCGGGGAATGTATTCCTAGTTATTCGATTTGATATGACGCTAACACCTACGCCAAGCTTTTCAGATAACGCTTTAACTGTTTTTAATTTGTATGCTGTTACCATTCTTTCTACTACATTTCTGCAGTTATCCGTAAAGTTCATGTTTACCTCGAAACGAAATAAAAAATAAAAAATATACGTTAAGGTGTTGACATACACCTAAACGTATAATATTGTAATTAACAACACCGAATCGGTGCTTTTTAACACCTAAACGACCGAATATAACCGAATAAAACCTATAAAAGGAAATAATGCACTATGAATCAAGATTTATCAATAAATTTTGGCGCCGCTTATATGACTGTTGAGGAATATGCAAAGCATTCAGGTATGAAAGTTAAGACAATCAAGGATTATGTTTTAAAAGGTTATCTGCCTATCCGCAAAAAAAACATCGCAGGCAAACGATCAATCATTTTAATCAATAACGCCGCTCTGGTAGCGGAAGCGCTACAAGACCGAAACCCAACCATTAATTTGTGAGGTGCAAAATGAGTCAAGCTATCTATTTGAGTCCAAAATCGGCGGGGTTGCGACGGTAATTTATATTCGCTCCAACCGTCATAATCCACGCGGTTACATCGAAACGTCACGCGGTAGAGCTATTAAATTAAATGGTGATGTAAATGGAAAATCAAACAGCAAAACAAATTACTAACCATCGAAGTTATTTGCGTGAGTTCCACAAAATTCTTAGCGGAAAACGGAGCCTTGCCAGATCTGCATTTAACAACCTAAAACCGGGTCAAAAATTATTGCTACTAAAAGCGGCGGGGATACAGCAACGCACAACAATGATTTACAACTCTGACGGTAGCAAATTCAAACATGTGTTTGCGCCAGATTACGACTATTTATCAGATGATGAATTAGACAGCTTACGAATAGGTTTACAACGATTGCAATCAATAATTGATGCTTTTGCACTTTGTGAACATGAAGATTTTAAAAAAGAAATAAGGAGAGTGGCATGAATACTTTTACCGTCGGACAACTGGAAAATGCACTAAATATAACAAGATTCGACACCAAAAAAGGCTTATGTGATGTTTTTACAACTAAGCTTGAAAGATTGGCGGCTCATATTCGCGCCGGAAAATTAAATTGTTTTGAAGCCGCAGAACTTCTAGAAAACGAAGCCGAGGCAATGCGTAATCAACATTACGAGGATATGTCTAATGCGTGATTCAGTAGATAGAGCCAATAACCTTGCACAAAGTGAAATAGATAGTCTTGTGGCACAAAGGAAAGTCTATACAGGCAAGTCAGCTCTTTATTGTTGCCAGTGCAGCGATCCAATCCCGCAAGCGCGACGCGACGCAATACCCGGAGTGAGTTTGTGCGTCGACTGTCAAGAAGAAGAAGAACAGAGGGCGCGCCATGGCCTTTGAAATTTTTGATCCGAACAAGTTTTCACTGCTCCTTAATTCGTGGGATCCATGCGTTGGGGTGGTAGAAAGTGGGCTGTTAACAAGAGCCAAACAACAACCATTAATAAAAGGGATAGATATGTTTAATAACGATTCATTTAATCCAGTTAAGCCCGTTTTTAACAAGCTTGAGGACGCTCCAAATTTTTCCGTAGTTAAAATGATAGAGGTTGATAAAAAAATTTTTGAACTGATCGCAACCCAACATTTAAGAGCGATTCATGTTGATAGTTATGTCGAGAATAATTTAAGCGGCGGATCAATGCTAATTATTTCATGCCATGATGCCGCATTTATAACATACATATCCGGTTTTTGTGAATCAACGCTAGAACCGAACAAAAAGCTACTTGAATTTGAATTAGCATTCCAACCCGAACCTACAGCAAAAATTTAATTATCAATCAATAAAATAAGCGGCTGATTGCCGCTGGGGCTCAAAAATGTGTGTAGAAATCGATTTAAGATGTTACCAGCCAAACACTATCAACGTTGTTTTAATTAGCGGCGGTAAAGACAGCACTGCCGTTGGACTGCTAGCAAAAAACGCTAACGTTGAGCGTATAAATGTGTTTGCAGATACTGGGCACGAGCATTCAATAACTTATGACTATGTAAAATATTTGTCTGAAATATTGGGTGAAATTCATCAAGTCAGAGCTGATTTATCAAAAGACATCGAACGTAAGCGCCAGTACATTACTGATCATTGGCAAGATAATTTAATCAGTCGGTATGGATTTAGTAAAGAACGCGCTATCGCAGCAGTAAAACAGGCACTAGATATATTACACCCTACCGGCAACCCTTTTCTTGATTTGTGCATGTTAAAAGGTCGATTCCCGTCAACAAAAGCGCGGTTTTGCTCAACAATACTAAAACATGACGCAGTTAAACATCAAATTATTGATCGGTTATTAGATAGGTATGAGGAAGTTATCATCTGGCAAGGCGTGCGCGCACAAGAAAGTCCGGCGCGGGCAAATTTGCCTGTTTGGGAAACCGACGCTGATAATACACCCGGACTACATGTTTATCGTCCAATTCTGAATTGGTCACACGATCAAGTCTTTTCATTTGCAAAACAAAACGGCGTAAAACCGAACCCTCTTTACCTGCAAGGTTTTTCGAGGGTTGGCTGCATGCCATGCATTCACGCCCGAAAATCGGAACTAAGAGAGATATTTTTACGTTACCCGTATGAAGTTGCACGCGTTGAAGCGTGGGAGCGCTTAGTATCTCTATGCTCCCCTCGCGGGTGTTCCACTTTTTTTATTTCGACTATTGACCCCTGCAATTCTGAAAAAAACAATTCAAATGTCAGCACCAAATCACATGGTATCAGAACAGTTAAAGATTGGGCAATGACAACTCGTGGGGGCGCCAATTCGATTTGCTGTCAGGAATAAACGAAAACACTACGTGCAACAGTGTTTATGCTGGCGTTTGTGAATAAAGGAAATTTTATGTGTATAGAAAAATCTTTTTTAAAATGGGTCGGTAGCAAAAACCGACTAATACCTCAATTATTACCTCATTTACCAAGCGGCAAACGGTTTATCGAACCGTTTGTTGGGGCGGGTAATGTTTTCATTAATACTAATTACGCTAGCTATGTGCTGTGCGATAAAAACAGTGATTTAATAAATGTTTACAAGTGGTTACGAGATGATCTGGCTAGATTGCTAAATGAAACTAAATCACTATTTGATAGCCAGCCTGATTTTTACGATGTTAGATCTCGATTCAATAACTCCACATTATTGTTGTCGGTACAGCGTGCCGCCGAGTTTATCTATTTAAACCGTCATTGCTTTAACGGTGTTTGTCGTTATAACGCAAAAGGTGAATTTAATGTTCCTATCGGCAATCATAAAAGCATTTATTTTCCCAAAACCGAACTTATCGCATTTAGTAATAAATTGATTTCAGCGCCCGTTGAGCTAGTGCGAGCTGATTTTAGTGCTGTTATCGAAAACGCCAAAATTGGTGATGTAATTTATTGCGATCCCCCTTACATCTCAGGAACCAAAGACGACATTTTTACAGGCTACACACCCTGCAAATTCGATACAGAAACCACAAAATGTCTACATGATTTACTTGTTTTAGCAGTAAGAAGGGGCGCAACTGCGATTATATCTAACAGCAATAATTCATTAATTAGAGAGATTTTTAACGATTTTGAGATCTACGAAATTGATGCTAGACGTAGCGTTGCAGCAAACGGCAACCGCAAGCCAGCAAGGGAAATAATCGGCGTGTTGATGCCTGAAATGATTAATTAACAGGTGAAATTATGAATATTTTATCACTATTTGACGGTATTAGTTGTGGTCGAGTAGCTCTCGACCGTGCAGGTATACCAGTTAATAAATATTATGCCAGCGAGATTGATAAAACAGCTATAAAAATATCACAATCAAATCACAGCGACATCGATTTGATCGGTTATGTTCATAATCTACAGTCGTGGAGTTTACCTCAGATAGATTTATTAATAGGCGGTAGTCCGTGCCAAAATTTTAGCCGAGGCGCCACTCTCTCAAATAAAAAACGAACTGGGCTAAAGGGCGACCGGAGTAATCTGTTCTGGAAGTTTTTGGAAGCAAAACACAAATTTAATCCCACATATTTTTTGTTGGAAAATGTTGTCATGCCGAAGGAACATGAGGACATTATAACAATGTCACTGGGTGTTGAGCCTATTAAAATTAACAGTAATTTAGTTAGTTTTCAAAACAGAGAAAGACTATACTGGACAAATATTCCGAACGTATCCCAGCCACAAAATAAAAACCTCTCATTTCAGTGCTATAAAGACAGCGACTTTGATTATTGCGCTCAATTTAAAGTCAACCAAACCCCATCACGCATTAAAATGTGGGGCAATGGGATTGATGGAAGTTGCCTGAATGTGACACATCGTGAAAAAATTAATTGTCTCACGCTAAAACAAGATCGACGCAAAAATAGCGGTTTAATCGATTTTGATGGATTTTGCAGGTTTCTAACTAGACGTGAATTAGAGTTAGCACAAACGTTACCTGTGGGTTATACGGACTGCGTTTCTTACAATCAGGCATGTAAGGCGCTCGGTAACGGGTGGACCGTTGACGTTATCGCACACATTCTGGGGCATCTGAAATAAATGTCAACAATCACGCAAAGCTTACCACCAATCAGCAACAGGGCTAAATCTGCCCTGTTTTCGGCTATGCGTGATTTTTACGGAACAGTTGGGCAATATTTACCAACTAAAGGTATACAACCTAAGTCACAATATGCAGTCGGTCGCCGAGCGCCTAAAGACTTAACGGTTATTGAACGTCCGCTGTGGGAGCAAATACCGCACGAATACGATTATTTTCATCCGTTTTTTAGCGACACCCCACAATTTATTGGTAGCTATTTCGCCCACAAATACGGTTCGCTCTATCAAGAGAAAGGCTCTAAAGCTGCAAACACCTATTTGCGAACATGCGGGCTAACTCGTTGTGCGGAAGTTCAGGAACAGTACACAATAAAAAATGCCGGTGCTAGTTTAATTGCTCAGCAGTTTTATAAACAACTTTCAACACTGCCGACGCTCGACAAATCCGACGTTAACGATTTAGGTGCTGATATTTCTAGCTATATGCAAAATTTAATCATCAAATTTTTAGAGACAGATGAATTTAAATTAAATGATTCTGAGCATGAGCTATCTATCTATAAATTTGCCCTAGAACAACTAGCGCCACTCAAAATTACAGCACCTTATTTCGCTGATTACCAGAAAAAAGAAATCAGTGACCAACAAATCGTGATCGCACTCGCTAAACTGTCAGATGCTAAATGGTGGCAAAACAAATTAAAACGGCAATGGTCGTTTCAGCGTGAACATTTAGCAATAGCTGCGGGGCAAGTGCAAAAGTCCGCCAGCCCATACGCCAGCAGGGCTTGCGTTGGCGAGTGGAAAGAACAAAAAAGGAAAAATCGAGAATGGCTTAAGAATCAATGTATAGAAAATACTGAAACAGGCGAGCAATTTGAGCTTGTTTTACAGGTCGATAAATCAAACGCTAACCCCGCCATTCGCCGTTGCGAGTTAATGGTTAGAATGCGAGGCTTTGAAGATATTGCTGACGAGTACGGCTATGAGGGTGCATTTATAACATTGACTGCGCCGTCAAAATATCACGCTGCACACGCTAAAGGCGGGTTTGTCAAAAACTGGAACAGCGGTACACCACGGGACACGCAGCGTTATTTATGTGGCGTATGGGCAAGAACCAGGGCAAAACTTAATCGTGAAAATATCAAAATCTTTGGCTTTAGAGTTGCCGAGCCGCACCACGACGGTACGCCGCACTGGCATATATTGGTTTTTATGCTCCCCGAAAATAAAGATAAAGTTCGTGACATTATGTATTCATACGCACTAGAAGAAGACGGCGGCGAACAAGGTGCGCAGTACGCCCGCTTTAAGTTTGAAAATATCGAAAAAGAGAAAGGATCGGCAACGGGCTACATTGCTAAGTACATTTCTAAAAATATTGACGGTTATCAACTTGATAATGAGGTCGATGACGAAACAGGACAAAACTTAAAAGAGATGGCCAAAAATGTGACTGCTTGGGCAAGTCGTTGGGGTATTCGCCAATTTCAGCAAATCGGTGGCGCACCTGTGACGGTTTGGCGTGAACTCCGCAGGCTCGGCAGTCAAAAAGTCGAAAGCCCTACAATCGACCCAGTGCTTGCCGCAGCCGATGCAGGCGATTGGGCCGCTTACACTCAGTTACAAGGTGGGGCTATGGTGCAACGTAAAGACTTACGGGTAAGAATTTCGTACGAAGAAGCTCAAAACCAATTTGAAGAAGACATCAAAAAGATTAAGGGGGTGTTTTCCCCTATTATCGGCATGGCTTCTTTTATATGCACTCGTTTAATAAAGTGGGCTATTGTTTCTAAAAATAGGAGCGATAGCGACGCTCGGAGTTCTGTCAATAACTGTACGCAGTCTAAAAATTCGACAGAGTACGATCAACGGCAAAATGTGATAAATGAGTTAAAAAAACATCAAATAAATTACAATCAGCACCAGTTAAATTATCTACTAATGGGTAGGGATTTAACATTTGACGATAAATTGCTCATAAAATGGGTTAAAAACAAATTAGCTATAATCGATTTGCGCCAAAAATGGATTGGCGCACCGCCGGATATTGGATGGAGTTTTTAAAAGAGATTAATACTATGTTGACAATAAAAGAAAATACTTTTTAAACTAAACTAAACTTAAACTAATTAATCACATAAACAAATAAACAGGATTTTAATTATGAAAACAGGTAAATCATCAGCATCAACCGCCCCCAGTCTTTGTATGATTGATCTAGATGCGGAAATTGTTATTGATTTGATTGATTTCGAACGAATTAAGGCGGCGTCATCTGCTATAAAATCCTTACGCGATGTCTATCCGCCATTATTTAACGAATTAGAAAATACTATCAATTCAATAAATAATAAACTAAATAATAGCGATTTTGATAGCTATCCAAACCTCGGAGTTAGAATTGTGTACGTTCCGGTTGACCCTGATTTAGAGATTGTTATTGATTTGATTGATTTCGAACGAATTAAGACGGTATTATCTGCTATAAAATCCAACTTTTATGGATATATGTCATTATTTAGCGCGGGCGGTACTCGGTTTGGCGATGCCGTTATTTTATTAGAAGATGCTATAAGTAATATAAATAATTCGATATCGCAAAAATAAATACAGTTGCACTTCTATACTGCACGAAAACGAAAGATCTAAAAAGGATCAAATGATCGTTAAAGACCTTATATCAAGCTTTTTTCTCGATATCTGCAATTTTGCACAATTCTCTACAAGTTTAGTGCGCGGGTGAGGTGGGGTCTCAATGGCGCAATTTTATTTATAACCTTTTCAATCATCATCAAAATGACTAATTATATTAAACATCAAGCACACTAATAGACAAAATGAGCAAGGGGTTAATCGCCACCCAACAAATAAAAAAGTGTCAGCATGAGCGTTATAGAGAGAATTAGAAGGGAAGGTAATAAAAAGCCCATTCGGGCTTTGGGTTTGTGATTGTTATTCAAGGCTGTAGGGATTAAATTTTACAACTTCTTCCCCCATCCAGTCGTTTAGTTGTAAAAATCTATCTTGCAACGGTTTAATTTCATTACGAGCAAACACTTTGGAGGCTTTTTCTGGATCACCAAATCCACCGGTATTTTTTGGAGTAATGCCCATCAGCGACGGTGGCACCCGGTGCGCGGTCAAAATATCATCTTGGCTTACTGATTTGATATCTGCAAAATTATCTTTGGCGGCAACTTCTCCGACAGGGATTAGTTTTAATCCGTCAGGTTTGCCATTTGGTGCATACATTAACAAATTACGGAAGTTGCCCGGGCCTCTACTATTTTGTAGTGCCTTTTTTAATTCTTCTATATCTTTTTCATTATGTGAGGGGTTAGATAAATACAAAATAAACCCAGCATGTGAACCATTTTTATAATAACGTTGACGGAACACCGTGGCCGAATTATCAAGCCATATAGAATTGATTGCGGATAAATATTCCGGGGACCCATAGATTTCTTGGTTTTCATTCGGTAATAACAGATGAAAGATAGAATTCTTTTTAAATTCGTGTTCTTCGAATAGGTTTTCAATATTCGCATATTTGCTAGAATTTATATAATAATATCTATCAGTATCAACGCCCCGCCTGGTATATTTCGCTAACGTTGGTAATAGCCCGGTCGCTTGTTTTAACATATTAGATCGTTTTTCGAGGTAGCAATTACCAAAAATAAGGAAATCATGAACTATCCTTTCAAAATTAAAACGTGTTAAATATTTGTGAGGTATAAAAGTGCTGGTTAATATATTTCTTTTTACATATATAGGGCTGCTATGATATGAAGATGATGCGCCGAACGTATTTGCAAGCGTGTTAAAATTAATATGGGGTTCATACCACTTGCCGCACTCAATACATTGTAAATAGTTAAGGAGATCTTTAGCACTGGAAAGCGGCTCGCTTTCTCCAAAACTAAAGCACGCTATATTGTCATCATTCTTTTTTAAATCGGTCATTATTAAAATACTCCCATGAAACCACTATTACTGTTAGCACCGCCTAAACTTTCTAGCGGCTCGTTATAAATTGCATGCATAGTTGCCCACGCGATATCTGCGTGTGATATCTCATCGTTTCGATCTGCTACATATGTGATAAACCGTTGGCTTGCTGTTAATGTTTTACGAATCGCCATAAATGCTTGCGCGAGATCTGTCCATCCCGCATCAAACTCTAAACGCTGTCGTCTTAACACATCTTGCATTTTTAAAATTAATCTTTGTTTAATTTCAATTGAATATTTAAATGCGACAGCCGCCGGGTAAAACTGTTTAACTAATTGATAAACCCCCTCTCCTAGCCCAGTTGCATCGATTCCTATGTATGTTACGTTATATCTTTCTGTCATTTTGCGAATAGCCTCGGCCTGTGCTGCAAAGTCCATGCCCGTCCATTGGTGCTTTTCTATTATTCTAAATTTACCCCCCTCAACTAATGGAGGTGCTACTACAACACACCCAGCACTATCTCCAGTGTGCGAGGGGTCATATCCTATCCACACGGGCCTGTCGCCTAACGGCCTTAGGGCAAACGGTTTATAATCATTCCACACGTCCCACGAATCAATCATGCATGGCTGTAGACTTGAAAGCGGAAAAACCGAGGCCGAGTCATCAATAAACTGACATAAAAATAGATTTGCGAACTCGTCGGGGCTGTATTCCATTTTTAGTTGATTTATATCAAATAAATCAAATCCAAGTTGTTCGGCATCTTCAATTGTAACAATTTGACGCCATTGCCCGTCGGCACAAACCGCTCCATTTTTTAAAGCTTTATGTGATACATCAATTCTAATCTGCTCGTCTTTGCGTCGGCCTTTATTGAACAGTTGTCCCGTCCAAAACTTGTACGCCTCATGAGTTATACTTGATGGTGTTGATAAATAGGTTTGTCTCCATCGCTTTTGACTGGCCATTGCTGATGCAACTTTTCTAAACTCTAAAAAGCGACTAATCCAGAAGTACTCATCAAGATATACATTGCCATGGTAAGATTGAGCAGTTTTGGAGTTTGTCCCCAAAAATCTTATACGAGCATCGTTATGTGGAAAGTGAATTACATCACCTTTTAGATCCATATCTATACCGTGAAAAAAATCAACAATATACTGGCGGGACTGGAACGCTTGGGCTTTTGATGCAGATAAATATATTTGATCTCTCCCTGTGTTAACCGCGTCAATCGCCCCTTCATGAGAGAAATACATAGTGGCACCGATTTGTCTCGATTTATTTATGTTTCTTATTCGATGATTAATACCGGCTCGATACCAAATTCGCTGATGTTCATATAAGCCCTCATTGAATAACTCGTTAAGTTTCTCAATCTGCGCATCAGTTAACAAATTTGTTTTAGGTTTTTGTTTAGGTGCTGAATTACGATTAGCAACATTAGGATTAAGATCGGTTTCGTTACCACCGTTTTTATACCGTTCTATTCTTGCTGTACGCTCTAACTGTCTACTGAGTAAATCAATTTCTTTAAAGTCCTTGCCTTCTTTATTTTGTTTTATTACTAGGTGAATCAATTGAGCTTCCAGCACGGCGTTAACGCGCTCCAATGGCGTTGAATCATCCCATTTGTCGCGCCTTTTCCAGCTGTGAATCGTATTTACATTTTCGTTCAAAAGCTCAGCAATGCGCGCGATACGATATCCGGCCCAGTATAGTGAGCGGGCCGACTTTCTCGGATCTGTGTTATCACTGATTAAATGATCTAATAATTTAACGTTTTGCATGCGTCCTCCCATCACGTCAATTTACCCGTGGATCATCATTTTTTATGCATACGCAAGTTGTGATTTTGTTTTTCACAACTCGGCTTAATTGCTCTCTTTTCTTTGTCAATCCAACATAAGCAAAACAATCAGCATATAAGCAAGGATTACGACAATGACATTAGAAGTTAATAAATCAAAAAAATATAAATCAAAATGGTTTAGGGTTGCAGTTGAAGGTGCAACAACAGACGGGCGCAAGATCCAACGCGTATGGATTGAGCAAATGGTAAAAAATTATAGCCCGGATGTTTACGGTGCGAGAGTTAATCTTGAGCATATCAAAGGTTATTCACCAGATAGTCAATTTAAACGTTATGGCGACGTCCTAGCATTACAAGCGGAAGAAATTAAAACCGGTCCATTAGCTGGGAAATTAGCGCTATTTGCACAAATTGAACCAACAGACGATCTTATCCAGCTTAACAAATTAAAGCAAAAAGTTTATTCATCAATTGAAGTTAACCCAGAATTCGCCGATACCGGCGAGGCCTATCTTGTTGGTCTGGCTGTTACTGATGATCCCGCCAGCCTTGGTACCGAATTTTTAGAATTTAGTGCTAACGCTACAGTAAATCCATTAACGAGCCGCAAACAATCACCTAATAACTTATTTACTGCAGCTGAAGAAGCAGCGATCGAATTTGAAGAAATGGACTCGCAAAATGATGCCACATTTAGCACGATATTAGATCGTATAACTGGCTTATTCAAAAGCAAATCAGAAAATGACTCAACTAAATTTGTGAAACTCGGCGAAACAATTGAAGAATTTGCAACTGCAACAGTTAATCGCTTTACAACTCTTGAATCCAAAATTACTGAGTTAACTAACGAGTTAACAGAAGTAAAAGAGAAAAATAACGAGTTAACAGAATTATTAAGCAACATTCCGGAAACCCCATCGCGACCTATTTCCGCCGGTGGTTCAATGGATTTTGAAACCGATTGCTAACGCACTTTAGGCCAATTTAATAAATTAATACTGATTAACCGAATTAGGAAACCCATAATGAGAAATGAAACCCGAAAGTTATTTAATGGATTTAAACACCGCATTGCGCAACTTAATGGCATTGATGATTCCAGTGAAAGTTTTGCTGTTAATCCAGAAGTAAATCAAACATTAGAAAAACGCACCCAACAATCATCTGAATTCTTAAGTAAAATTAACTTTGAATTTGTTGATGCTCAAGAGGGTGAAAAAGTTGGAGTTGGTGTAACAGGCACAACAGCTGGCACAACAGATACCACAGCACAAGATCGTGAAGCTGTAGATATATCAGATCTAAACAAATTCCGTTACCGCTGCGAACAAACCAACTACGATACATCAATTCGTTATGCAAAATTGGATGCATGGCGCCATAAAAAGAACTTTCAAACCCTTTTGCGTGATGCCTTAATTAAACAAAAAGCGTTAGATCGTATTATGATTGGATTTAATGGTACCCATCGCGCGCCAACATCTAATAAAACTACATACCCTTTATTACAAGATGTAAATAAAGGCTGGTTACAACATTACCGAGATGATGCACCTGAAAGAGTAATGAACGAAGGTACATTAACACCGGGTAAAATTATTATTGCCAGCAACGGGGGTGACTATAAAAACCTTGACGCATTGGTCTATGATGCCGTTGAAAACTTAATCGATCCAGTTTATTCAGAAGACACTGATTTAGTTGTTATTTGTGGTCGTGGGTTGCTTCATGATAAATACTTCCCGATTGCTAACGAAGCAGATAAAAACACCGAAAAAGTAGCGGGTCAAATATTGCTTGCTAAAAAATCAATTGGTGAATTACCGGCATACCGAGTCCCCTACTTCCCTAAGGGATCAATGCTAATTACATCTTTTAGTAACTTAGCTATTTATATTCAAAATGAAACAGCCCGCCGTCAAATTATTGACAACCCTAAACGCGATCGTATTGAAGACTACCAATCTGCTAACGAGGCCTTTGTTGTAGAACGTTATGATGCTGGCTGCTTAATTGAAAATATTGAAGTCAGATAAGGGGGAATAGATGATATCACCGGCACAAAAGTTTTTACAAAAACATTACGCTCAAAAGGAGCGTAATGCAGGAAACCTGCAGGCAATCAATGCTTACGAAATGATGCTAGCCAAGCTAAATAACGATCGCATTCGATTAAAAAAATTCCAATCTACAGAAGCAAAAATTGAACTTAAAAAGCAACTTATTCCCGAATATATGGATTGGATTAACGGCGTTCTTGAGTCTGGTAATGCCCAACAAGATGATGTATTTATGCGCCTAATGGTATGGATGATTGATACTAAACAATTTGAGCTTGCCTACCCGCTCGCTAAACATGCATTAAAAAATAATTGGGTTACACCCGATGAGTACCAACGCCAAACCGCCACACTAATTACCGAAGAGTTAGCTAATACAACGCTCGCACAAATCAGTAATAAGCAAACGGTTGATACTGATATGTTACTAAAGTTTGCCGAATTAGTGGCTAATAAAGATATGTTTGATCAGGTCAGAGCAAAACTCAATAAAGCTATTGGCTATGCGTTAAAAGATACACAGCCAGATCAAGCTTTAGGTTATTTAAAGCGAGCACTTGAACTTGACGAAAGCTCAGGCGTAAAAACAGCTATTAAAGAATTAGAAAAGGTCGTAAATAAGACCGATTCTTAACAGGGTGGACCCTCACACCAGGCGGCACCAATTTAAAAAATTATCAATATTTTGCGAATTGGTTCACCGCCTATTATAAGGTTTAGAGTTCTTATGAGTGATTTTATTGCAATATCTAAAGCGAACGAAGCCGAAGAATCTAAAATTAGTAATATTTCGTTTTTCCCTGCCATTGATATTAATGACGTTAGAAAAACTCAGCGGTTAGACGGAACCGTCACAACTGAGCGATTAAAAACAGCAATTGCCAGTGCAATTATTGCAGTAAATGATGACTTATATAACTGGCGGCTAACAAAGCAAGCTGCAGGGATTACATCAATTAACAATTTAAATGACGAGCAAATTAATGGTGAATCAAAATATTTAATTTTATACAAGCATGCGGTTTATTCGTGGGCAAATGCGTTATTGAATGAACAGTATATTAATTTTGATGCAACAGCCAAAGCAAAAATCGATATAGATACTAACATTGAAAGCGCCGGTAATTTGTATCGCAATGCTCGTTATGCAATACGTGACATCTTGGGTAAATCAAGGTCAACAATGGAGCTGATTTAATGATTGTCTATACAATGCAAAATGAAACCATTGATGCTCTGGCATATCGTATTTTTGGTAGAACCGCCGGCATTGTCGAAATCATTTACAACAACAACCCTATGCTGTGTGAATTGCCGGCAATTTTACCGATGGGTACCGCTGTTAACGTGCCAGAAGATGCACCCGAACCACAAAAAAAACTAATTAATTTATGGGATTAATTGAATGACAGAGCCAACAACTACAACATTCACAGCCGTGATCAGTGCGTTTTCAATTTCGATGATATATCCGAACATAGAAAATGGGATAATTCTGGGCGCTCTCTGTGGATCAATCCTGCTTGTAATAAGTGATGAGCGGATCTCTGTACTGCGCAAAATTGTTCTGTTTTTCATAGCATTCGCAATGGGAATACTGCTGGCCGAATTGACGCTGTATTTACTGTTACCGTTTTTTCCATCAAACGTTCAAGCAAAGGTACCTATCGGTCTGGGCGCATTAGTCGCGTCAGCTGTTAGCGTTAAATTACTGCTTTGGATCATAAAAATGTTTGATGACCCATCAAGTTTATTTGATAAATTCAACAAAGGGGGGAAATCATGACAACCCTAAACGCCTTTTTATGTTTACTTATTGCTGTTCGGTTATTTACGTTTGATAGAAAAAATTTCAAATATAATGCAAGGATAAGCTGGTTAGCATGGTTAATGATAACGTCAAGCGCTTCTGTTTTTATGTTTTCATTTTTTGATTTACTCCATCGCGCATACTATGCGCAAGTCATTATGAACATGACGTTATTAATATGTTTTATAAAGAGCAAGGGCAACATAGCGATATTGTGTCGCTCGCAACTTAGACGGAAAAAGAGAGGCAAACAAAGTGATAACAACTGAACAACTACAAACTGTCGCTAACAAACTGGATATAGAATTACCAATGATTCAGGCGGTAACAAAAATTGAGGCTAGATCATCCGGTTTTAAAAATGGCCTGCCAGTAATTTTATTTGAACGGCATATCTTTTACCGCCAGTTAAAAAAGAATGGATTTAACGTTGAGCAACTTGCTAAAACTTATCCAGATTTAATTAATCCGTCAGCGGGTGGCTATCTCGGAGGAAATCGTGAAAACTACAGGCTAACACTGGCAAAACAAATCGACACTAAGTCAGCAATTGAAAGTGCGAGCTGGGGGTTATTTCAAATAATGGGCTTTCATTGGCAATTATTGGGCTATGAATCGGCAATTCAGTTTGAAAAACTAATGACAAAAAGCGAAGAAATGCAACTCGATGCTTTTTACCGTTTTGTTGCCCACAAATCAAATAGCAAATTATTACAGGCGATGAAAGATAAAGATTTTCCAGTCTTTGCCAGACTTTACAATGGCCCGGCGTACAAAAAAAATAGTTATGATCTAAAACTAAAAGAGGCGTATGAAAGTTATGCTAAAAAGTAAGGCTGTTGCTTTGTTAAGTGGGTTTATTCCTCATTTTATTAAATTTGCCCCGTGGTTATTACTTTTCGTATCAATTATATTTTTATGTCAATTAACAGCTAAAAATAAACAATTAAATGTTGATAACGAAACATTAAGAGAGGACAAAGAGGAGCTGATCGGAATCATTGATTATAAAAACAATCAACTTATCGAGCTTGACGAACTACATAGAAACAATGAACAACAATTAATAAATCAAAGAAATCAACTACAAACTGCTGATATATTAAATCGTCAATATAAAAAAGAATTGGAGCAACTTATAAATGAAAATGAACAGTTACGCGAATGGTCTAATAATGATTTGCCTGCTTCTATTAAGCGGTTGTACTCACGTCCAGAAATCACGGGAAGTGAAGACTATCAAGGTTGGCTGTCCAGTCGTAACGCCATGTTATCTGCCAGCAAACAACCTGAAAAATAATAGAACCCTAATTGATGACAACAGGGATATTTTGACAGCATGGCATCAATGTGCATTACAGATCGATATGATTTATCAATGTCAACAGGCTCAGCATGAAAAAAATTAATCAGCTTCGCAAAGTTCTTGAGGAGAATAATTTATTTATCAAGACCAATCCTGAAAAATTACATATATTCATTGACGATGGAGACGTCACAGCAACTGCCGCAAAATCGCTGAGTTTTGAATACGAGTATCAAGTTAATTTAATCATCACTGATTATGATCAGCCTATCGACTATTTAATGGTACCAATCATTAGCTGGATGTATATTAATCAACAGGAATTTATGGCTAATCCTGAACTAAGAAAAGGGGCCATAAAATTTGAGGTCGAGCAATTAAATAATAATACAGCAGATGTTAGTATTGAATTAAAACTAACCGAGCGAGTTATTGTCAAAAGTGGAACGTCAGGACTTGAATATAAACATGTTATTGATGAACCACCAGCGGATCTGCGACCAGATTGGATCAACGAAATATGGCCGATGAATTAAATAAATTACATGATTATGCGAGCGGCATATTGACGCAATTAAGCAGCAATAATCGATCTATTCTCGCACGTGAAATTGCCAGGCGATTAAGAGAAAACAATCGCAAACGAATTATTGCTCAACATCAACCCGACGGTACCTCATTCGAGCCGCGAAAACAGCAAAAATTCATAAAAAAAAGGGGCAAAATTAGGCGTAAAATGTTTACAAAATTACGCACAACAAAATTTTTGCGCACAGCGGCAAACAGTAATCGCGCAACAGTACAATTTATTAGCTCGGTCTCCCGCATCGCACGTATTCATCATTATGGATTGCGCGGAAGGGTTAACAAAAACGACAGTTGGACAATTAAGTACCCTTCACGGCGTTTGATCGGTATTAATCAGCACGACTATAAGATGATTGAACAAATCACGGTTGCACATCTAGCCACTAAGTTGTAAATACAATTTTTACAACTCGGTCAGCTTTATTGTTTATCTATAAATATTAATGATAACGCCATGCAAAGTTATCATCCCGCCGACCTAGTCGACATTTTACGAAAAATTGAAAACCTGATCCGCCCCGGTGTGATTTGTAAAACCAATGGCGATCGGGTTAAAGTCCGTACTGGTGAATTAATTACCGCATGGTTGCCATGGTTTACCCATCGCGCGGGTAAAAGCCGCACATGGTGGAGGCCATCCGTTGGTGAGCAAGTATTCATTTTAAGCCCCAATGGTAACCTGTCCTTAGGTTGCGTGTTGCCTAGCTTATATTGTAACTCTAACCCCGCACCTGCTAAATCCGAAGATGGTTATTTTGTAACATTTCCCGATGGCGCATCATTTGAATATGAACCCGAAACGAGCCAATTAACAATCAAGGGTATTAAAACGGCCGTGATTGAAGCCAGTGAACAAATTACCGCAAAAGCAGGGGCAAAAATCCATCTTGACACCCCACTAGTTGAATGTAGTGATCATGTAATGTTCAAATCATTTAGTGCTAGTGGAGGAGGAGCAAAAGGCAGAACAGGTACCCTAACCGGTAATGTAATACATAAACAAGGTCAATTATCATCAAATGGCATTGTATTAGATTCTCACACCCACATTGGCGTTAAAGCCGGTGGTGATTCAACAGGAAAACCTAAATGAGTTATATCGGCATGAATAGCAAAACAGGACGAACAATAACTGATATGGATCATATAAATCAATCAGTTAAAGATATATTGATTACGCCAATCGGCTCACGAGTTGAACGCAGGGACTATGGCTCATTACTCTTTTTATTGTTAGATAATCCAAATACAGATGCAACACGGTTGAGGGTTATATCAGCTACAGTGATGGCATTAAATCAGTGGGAAAAAAGAATTAAATTAGATGCTGTCAACGTTTCAACAGATAAAGAAAAATTAACGCTGCAAATAACTGGGTCACGCACCGATAAACCGAATCAATCATTTACTAGCGATGTTGAGGTGATAGCATGGCCACATTAACAAATCTATCAAAATTACCCTTGCCAGATGTGGTTGAATTATTAGATTTTGAAACATTATATAACCAGCGCAAAGCAAAATTTATATCGCTTTATCCATTTGAGCGGCAACAAGAAGTAGCAAAAACACTACAATATGAAAGTGAACCCGTTGTTAAACTGTTACAAGAAAGCGCTTATTACGAGCTAATCTTACGTCAACGCATTAACGAAGCGTCACACGCGCTCATGATTGCTCATTCCAGAGGCAATGATTTAGATAATCTGGGCGCTAATTTCAATGTTTATCGCTTAATTGTACAACCCGCGGACGATACAGTTACGCCAGCAATCTCAGAAATCAAGGAATCCGATGACGATTTTAGAATGAGAATTCAGGCCGCCTTTGAGGGTTTATCTGTCGCCGGCCCTCGCGCGGCGTATGAGTTTTATGCTCGCAGTGCAGACGGTCGAGTATTAGATGCCGCCGCAGAAAGCCCCTTCCCCGCTTGTGTTACATTAGCGATATTAGCCCGTGATAATAATGGTATAGCTTCGGATGAATTGGTTGAAATAGTTAAAAAAGCGGTTAATCAAGATGATCGCCGCCCGGTTGCTGATAGAGTGACTGTCAAATCAGTAGAATTAATTGACTATCAAATCAACGCTAAACTATATTTATATCCCGGCCCAGAATCAGAACCTATAAAAAAAGCCGCCACTGAAAATTTACAAGCTTATATCACTGAAAAACATCGAATTGGACGACGTATTAATCGCAGCGCCATCATTTCAGCATTGCATGTGGTTGGTGTTCAACGTGTCGAGCTATTAGCTCCCGCTCACGACATACCGATCAATCGTGAGCAGGCAAGTTATTGTAATAGCTACAAGGTAGAGGTCGCGGGATATGACGAATAAAACGTTATTACCGCCCTCTGCGACGGCGTTGGAAAAGAAATTATCGCGAGCTATAGCTAGCACCCCTCCTGTCCCGTTACGGTCATTATGGGATCCAATGACCTGTCCATATGAATTATTGCCTTACTTGGCATGGCAATATAGTGTCGATCGTTGGGATGAAAAATGGCCAGAACAGACTAAAAGAAAGGTTATAGCAGAAGCATTTGAAATCCATCAACTAAAAGGGACTAAAGAAGCTATTCGACGAGCTGTTGAGCCTTTTGGGCACTTAATAAATATTACTGAGTGGTGGCAAACAAATTCCGAACCGGGCACTTTTTCGATTGATGTTGGCGTATCAGACGACGGCATTACTGACGAGTCATATGATGAACTAACCCGAATTATTGATGATGTTAAACCAGTATCCCGCAAATTAGTGGGGCTTGCATTACACATCATGACGGTTGGCAACACTACGATAGGGGCATCGGCGTATGATGGCAACACGATTAGCATTTATCCTTACATTACAGAAACAATCATTACACAATCCGAAGGCCATTTTGGCGCAACTATTCATTTAATCGATACAATGAGTATAACATTATGAATCAAACCTACTATACAATTTTGACTAAACAAGGGGCGGTATTGTTAGCTAATGCTACCGCACTGGGAGTGCCGCTTAAAATAACTCAAATGGCGGTTGGAGATGGTAATGGCATTATACCTAAACCAGATGCAAACCAAACCAATTTAGTGCACGAAGTTAGACGTGCAGCTATCAACACCTTATTTATTGATAAAGAAAACCCCAATCAAATTATTGCAGAACAAGTTATACCTGAGTCCGATGGGGGCTGGTTTATTCATGAAATTGGCTTGTTTGATGATGAAGGTAATCTAATCGCCGTCGGTAACTGCCCTACTACCTATAAACCTAAATTAGCGGAAGGCAGCGGCCGCACACAAGTGATTAGAATGATTATTGTGGTTGATAATGTTAATGCTGTGGCGCTTAAAATCGACCCATCAGTGGTATTAGCGACCCGTCAATATGTGGATGATTTGATTACTTCTAAAATGACAGCTCATGAAAAGTCAACTAATCATCCAAATGCAACAACCTCATCAGAAGGATTTGTACAATTAAATTCAGCTATTGATTCTAATCTCGAAAACCAAGCTGCAACACCATTAGCTGTCAAAAAAGTCTATGATTTAGCAAACGGAGCGGTAAAAAAAACGGGTGACACCATGACGGGGCAATTAATATTGTCGAAAAATGGACTGAAAATCAATTATGACAACAAAAATATAATGGCTCTTATAACGTCAGATGATAATTATTCACACGTTTTTTATAATGCAGAAAAAAAACAATGGTTGAGTAAACTTATTTACAATTCGACTACAAATTCATGGAATTTTCAATATATTGATGACGTAGCGATCAATGGTAAATCAGTGCTAAAAAATGGTGATGCGATACAAACATTTGGTGACTTGTTTACAACAATAAATTTAAACGATCTGACAGGGGCAAACGAGGGTATATATTATCAAGGTCGCAATGTATCAGCTATTGAAGGACGTGGTTACCCAATTAATGAAGCAGGTACTCTGCAAGTTTTTAAAAATGGCGCCGATGGTGCGGGATGTTGTCAAATTTATACTACATATAGAAATGCACGACAATTTATTCGTAACTATCGGGGAGGTACCAAAACTTGGGAGGGGTGGAATGAGGTTATTACGACGGGGAATAGCGGATCTTTCATAAAAAAAGGTGACTATGGTATAGGCTCATTTACAGGCGCACAGTTAGATAATCCGAATCCAGTACTACCAGGGGGATGTTATGCAACTCGAACAACTGAGTTTCCAGAACTAACAGAATTTAAAAATCGGGATGATTCAGCTAGCCTAATTGTTTTTCCTGCAACAACTAAAAATTGGTGTGTTGAAATGCTAGCTGTCGTTCAAAATATTTTGCCAAGAATCTTTTTCAGATGTGCAACAATAAATGGCAAACAACAGCTACACGAGGTTGTCACGACAGCAAACATTAACAATTATATCCCTGTCGGTGTTCCATTACCATATCCCACTAACAAACCGCCTGCAGGGTGGTTTGAGTGTAATGGTTCAACATTTGATAAAAGCAAATTTCCGAAATTAGCAAATGCATATCCATCGGGGTATTTACCAGATTTAAGAGGGGTGTTTATTAGAGGGTTGGATACCGGCTCTGGATTAGATCCGAATCGAGGTATTTTGAGTTATCAGGGCGATGCTATCAGAAATATCTGGGGTGAAATATCACCCATTTCTGAGTCATTTGCCGCCGATCCGATCGCATCCGGCGCATTTAGATATTTTGAAAAACACGCTGATCATACGCCTTCTCACATCGACGTTGGCAGTGTTGGTGGTGTCACATTCGACGCATCTCGAGTTGTACCAACAGCTAACGAAAACCGTCCTTCTAACGTCGCATTTATGTATATTGTTAAAGCAGAATAAAGGAGAAAAATAATGAAATATGAATTACAACCACAATCAGCAGTATTAGACGATAACGGTTTAACAATTTCGGCTGGCTGGGCTATTATTTATAGCGTTGATGCAAAAGGTGAATTTTTACAAACCACTTATCAATATTTACCGATAGGCGTTGGCTTACCTGCTCATGCTTACTTAGAAGCCCCGAAAAACGTTAAAGATAATCAAGCCATTATTCACAATGGCCAACAGTGGACTTACCCAAAAGATTTTCGTGGAACGACAATTTACTCAATCGAAACAGGTGCGGAAGTGACCATGCAAGAAGTGGGTGAAATCCCTGATGGCTATACAACATTAAAACCAACCAGTGAATTTGATAGCTGGGATGGTAAAAAATGGCAATTAGATGTCAGCAAGCAGCATCAATATGAAGTCAATCAAGCTTCAGCTAAGAAAATTCAGCTTATTACTGAAGCAACAGCGCAAATCAGTTATTTACAAGATGCGGTCGAATCAGAAATTGCCAGTGAGCAAGAAACACAATTACTCGCCGAATGGAAAAAATATCGTGTTCTAGTTAATCGCATTGATATCGAACAAGCGCCAAATATTGATTGGCCAAAACAGCCAAAATAACAATTTGTGAACTATTATTCTGGATAATTGTATTAATTTTCTGAGTATATAGCACAATTATCTGGAATATCTTTATTTATAAATACACCGCTCACTTACGCAAGTTGTAAATTCAGCTTTCACAAATCGAACAACTAACACCCTTAACGTCAATATGCAAACATTCCCCTATATTTTGTAATTCACAAATTTACTGGAGAACACAAATGCCAAATGACTACCACCACGGCGTCAGGGTCATAGAAATCAACGAAGGTGCACGCACAATCAGAACAGTTTCAACAGCTGTTATTGGTATTGTTTGTACTGGCGATGATGCCGATGCAACGTATTTCCCGCTTAACACACCCGTTTTGATTACCAACGTCAATACAGCAATCGGTAAGGCCGGTTCAACTGGGACATTGAAACAATCACTAGAAGCAATCGCAGATCAATGCTCACCGGTCATTGTTGTTGTTCGTGTTGAAACTGGTGCAACCGATGAAGACACTACAGCAAATATCATTGGTACAACAACAGCCGAAGGTAAATATACTGGCATGAAGGCCCTGCTTTCAGCTCAAACGCAATTGAAGGTTAAGCCGCGCATTTTAGGCGTGCCTGGTTATGACTCTTTGCCGGTTGCTACTGCGCTAATATCATTAGCGCAGAAATTGCGAGCCTTTTGTTATGTTTCAGCTTATGGGGCTAAAACCAAAGAAGATGCCGTGCTTTATCGCGATCAATTGGGTGCGCGCGAGGCGATGGTAATTTGGCCTGATTTTGTCGGTTTTGATACCACACAAAAACAAAATGTTACCTTAGCCGCGACAGCGCGAGCGTTAGGTCTACGTGCCCAAATCGACCAAAAAGTTGGCTGGCATAAAACATTATCAAATGTTCCTGTCAATGGCGTCACTGGCATTTCTAACGATGTATTTTGGGATCTGCAAGAGGAGAGCTCCGATTCAAATTACTTAAACGAGCACGATGTAACTACCTTAATTTGCAATCAAGGATATCGCTTCTGGGGATCTCGCACTTGCTCAGCGGACACATTCTTTGCATTTGAAAACTACACTCGTACCGCACAAGTGTTAGCTGACACTATCGCCGAGGCACAATTCGCGTTAGTTGATGCGCCAATGCACGCGTCATTAATCAAAGATTTAATTGAATCAATCAATAACAAATTCCGCGAATTAAAATCTAACGGCTACATTGTTGATGGTAAAGCATGGTTTGACCCTGAGGTAAATACACCAGACATCCTAAAGGCCGGCAAATTATATATTGATTATGATTACACCCCTGTCCCGCCTCTTGAAAATCTCATGTTGCGCCAGCGAATCACTGACAAATATTTGGTTGATCTGGCAAACTCCGTGGCTTCTAATTAAGGATATCAACAATGGCACTTCCAAAAAAACTCAAATACTTTAATGTTTATGTAGATGGGACCTCATATATCGGGGAAATAGAATCATTTACACCGCCGAAACTGACACGCAAGCTTGAAAATTATAGAGGAGGAGGTATGCCCGGCGTAGCTCCAATCGATCTTGGCTATGATGATGACGCTTTAACCGTCGAATGGTCAATTGGCGGCCTTGCTTACCAAGTACTAAAAAAACATGGCGGTTTAATCAATGGTGTTACTTTGCGATTTGCCGGAGCTTATCAAAAGGATGATAGCGAAGATTTTGTAAAAGTCGAAATCATCGTCAATGGACGCCATAAAGAACATGATCGTGGTGAATTAAAACAGGGTGAGAGCAACTCAACCAAAATTACCACGCAATGCACTTACTATAAAGAGATTATCGATAACGAGGAAATTACAGAAATCGATTTTATTAACATGATTGATAAAGTCGGCGGTAAAGATCGTTTAGAACAGGCCCGCCGTGCAATCGGCATTTAACTTCCAATCTAAAATATAGCCCTTACGGGCTATCATAAATCCTAAAATATGAGGGTAACACTATGCAAAACACACAAAAAATTAAATTAAAAGCAGGGGTCCAATCTGGTAAAACAACTATTAGTGAATTAACAATTCGAAAACCACTAACCGGAGATCTTCGTGGGGTTAAATTGCTGGATTTTATCGAGCTCGATATTGATTCTTTGGCTAAAGTACTGCCTCGAATTACAACCCCACAAATCGCAGAGCATGAAGTTTTTGCTCTCGATTTAATCGATTTATCTGAAATCACACAAGTTATTGCCAGTTTTTTGTCAGAGACATCGAAGAATGCCCCGACGGAATTCCCCTCCGCGTAGAGGACGCGATCGCAGATGTTGCGATGGTATTTCACTGGCAACCATCTGCTATGTTTGATTTTACATTGTCAGAGTTAATGGAGTGGCGAGAACAGGCCCGAATACGGAGCGGAGCGAATGAATAACTTACAGTTAAATGTAAATTTAATGGGGGCTGATAAAGTTAGTCGTCCCCTTCGCAACGCTACAAATGGCGCCAAGCTATTGGCGCAGCAATTAACAGACACACGCAATAAGCTAAATCAATTAAATAATACACAAAAAAATGTAGATGGATTTATTCAGTTAAAAAAACAATTTAGCGATGCTCAAAATAAAGCTAAATCACTAGCGCTTGAGTTGAAAAGCGCGCAGCGCCCCACAAAATCACTGCAAAACGCCTTTAACGCAGCGACAATAGAAGTTAAAAAGCTAAAAGAAAAGCTAACGCCGTTAAGGCAGGAATTGCAAAAATCAGGAATTAGCACTAAAAATCTAGCACAGCATCAAATAAATTTAAAAAACAATATTCTAGCGACAAATCACAGCATTAACCAGCAATCCGAGCGTTTACGACAATTAAATCAGCGTCAATCAAAACTAAACCAAATCAGAACAAAATATGATAACGGCATGCAACGAGCGGCAGTTCTCGGTGCCGTTGGGTATGGCTCGCTATCAACTGGCCGAACCGTGTTTAGAGGATTAAAAAACCTACTTCATGTGGGTTATGAATTTGACGCTAGCATGAGCGCAACCCAAGCAGTTACAAGAATTGATAATAAAAACGATCCAAGGATGTTGGCATTAAGACAGCAAGCAAGACAATTACCCCTCATATCAAAATTTACTGATAGCGAAGTTGCTCAAGGACAATATTTCTTAGGTAGAACGGGATATAACCCAGATCAAATATTAAAAGCAATGCCCGGCATGCTGAATCTATCCGCCGCTGGTGATGTTGATCTCGGCACTACAGCAGATATTGCATCAAATATTCAAATGGCTATGGGGTTACCTGCAGAAAAAATGGATCACGTTGCTGATGTTCTAACAGCTATGTTTACTCGCAATAATGTTGATATTCCTATGCTAGGTGAATCCTTAAAATATAGCGCAGGAGTTGGCGCTAGCTTTGGACAAAGCTTAGAGACTATTTCAACACTAACTGCTGTAATGGGTAATGCAGGCATTCAAGGAAGCCAAGCTGGTACAACATTACGTCAGATTTTAGTACGACTTGGAACATCAAACGCAGTAGCAAAACTGGGAGTTAAAGTTGCCGATAAAAACGGTAATATGCGCGATGTTATTGACATTATGTCAGAGATTGCCGAAGCAACCAAACACATGGGTAACGTGCAACGCGCAAGTATAAATAAGCAAATTGCAGGGCAAATTGGTTTAACTGGATTTGAAGTTTTGCTAACTCAAGCATCAACAGGCTTTTTGAAAAAAATGCGTGGAGAGCAAGGGGAATATGATGGCGAAGCAGCCAGAGTTGCAAAAACAAAACTGGATAACCTTGCTGGTGATATGACAATGCTCCACGCAGCATTTGAGAATATTAGCGTAGAATTATTTGAAAACAATAATGAATGGTTACGTGATGCTGTCCGCGGGTTAACTCACGTATTGCATAAAATTGGAGAGTTCCTCAAAAAACACCCTGCCCTCTCAAAAGCTATTGTAATGCTGGGTACAGGTATAGCAATCGTCAGTGCGGCATTTGGTGCATTTGCGCTAGTTTTAATGACTGTATTCGGTCCAATGTTGATGACAAGGTTTTTATTATCCCGGCTAGGCTTAGAGTTTGGCGGGTTATTTATAAAAACAAAAGTTGTTCGTGGCGGATTCAAGTCATTAATTAAAACGATGTTATCATTTGTTGGAGCGCCATTCAAAAGAACCAGTTCAGCTATCCAATCCCTAGGTCGTTCTTTAGCAAAAACATCTAAAGCCCCAAAAAAATTTGGCGGAGCATTTAAAGGTGTTGGTAATACGTTATTAAATTTCACGCGCTCACCAATAAAATCATTAAAAAAAGGGATTAGCGGTATAGGGAAAACATTAATCACTGTAGCGCGTTCACCCGTGAAATCATTCGCCAGTCTGGGGCGAGGATTCCTATTATTCGCAGGTTCACCGATTAGATCGTTTGGTAGTGCTTTTTTGGGTTTAGGGCGGACATTATTTTCGTTCTCTCGCATCCCCGGCATTATATCTGTTGCATTTAGAGGGCTTTTTATTGTTCTTGGGCCCATTGGTTGGATTTTGGGTGCTATCGCTGCAGTTGGTCTCACTATTTATAAATATTGGCAACCATTAGAAGCTTTTTTCTCGGGTTTTTGGGAAGGTTTGAAAGAGGCATTAAAACCGGTTAGAGAAGAGTTCTCTTTTCTCGACCCTATTGTTAAAGCCGTTGGCGATACCTTTAAATGGTTTGGTAAAAAAATCGATGAATTAACAAAATGGTTTAAAGGTTTATTTACTCCGGTAAAATCAACAAAAAAAGAACTAAAAGAAGCCAAAAACGCCGGAAAATCGTTCGGTCGCACGGTAGGCGGAGCCGTTCGATGGGTACTATTAAAATTCAAAAGTTTATTTTTGAAAATAAAGGAAATTATTGATTACATTGCCGGTACTCCAGAGAGAATAGGGAAAACAATTAAAGAGCTCAAAGAGGCATTACTTGGTGAGGATGGAATTGTCGCAGAATGGAAGAAAAAAGGGCAAAGCATCGCTGACAATTTAAAAGATGGTATTTCGGATAAGTGGTCTCAAACAAAAAATGCCGTTAGCGGATTTGGTGCCAGCGTAGGCAATTGGTTTGCAGCCGCATTGAACGCATCACCAACAGCCAAGCTAGGTTTATTTACAGTAGATGGTTATACTAGCGGCGTTAAACGACGACAACCGACCGCATTAAAAGCAGTCAACAAACTCGGGAATAACGTAAGTAGCAAATTTAAAAAATCATTAGACATTCATTCACCATCCCGCGTATTCGCTAAATTCGGGGGATACACGGTTGATGGTTACGTCCGGGGTATTGAAAATAAACAATCAACCGCACTGCAATTTATACATCAACTGGGTAATGGGATTAGTAACCAATTTAAAAAATCATTGGACATTCATTCACCATCGCGAGTATTTGCTAAATTTGGCGATCATACGGTTGACGGTTATATAAAGGGCGTCAATCGCACTCAGCCTGCGGCGACAAAAGTAATAAGTAAATTGGCAAATAAGATTACTTCGATCCCAAGTGGCGTTGTTATCGATAAACGCGTTCCGCTTAGCCAATCTTCTAATGCGTCACAATATTATATCACCATCAATGCCTCCCCCGGCATGAACGAACAAGATATTGCGCGGTTTGTTATCAAAGAGCTTGATCGCCGCGATCGCAACAATTCAGCACAATTTAGAAACAGTTTAAGGGATATCGATTAATATGATGATGTGTTATGGCTTATTTGTTTTCAGCTTAAAAACAATACCCTATCAAACAGCAGAAGAGAACAAGGACTGGCGTTACCCCACTAACTCACGCGTTAATCAGCGGTCAGCATTACAATTTATCGGACGGGATAATGAAACTATTACGCTGTCAGGAGTTTTATATCCAGAACTGACAGGTGGCCGGTTAAGTTTGGCATGGCTTGAAAGAATGGCCGATTTAGGTTATTCGTGGCCATTGATAGAGGGAACAGGGATTCCGCTTGGTTTTTTTGTAATGACAAATCTAAAAAAAACTAAAACAGAATTTTTCAAAGATGGCGCTCCGCGTAAAATTGAATTTACCATTTCACTAACAAAGGTTGACCCGCCAGACTGGTTGCCGTTTGCTGACATCATAGGGATGATATGAAACAACCCGCTTATACAATTAGTATTGATAACAAGGATATAACTTCTAATTTTGACAAACGCTTGATATCAATGCAAATTACAGAAAACCGAGGGTTAGATGCTGATTCAATCTCAATCGAATTAGATGATAGCGATGGTGCCCTTGAGCTGCCAAAACGAGGAATTGAAATTAGCGTATCGCTGGGATGGTTTAATGACAATGTAATTTTGCAAAATATTTTTACCATTGACGAGTGCGAGCACACAGGCACGCCCGACGTTCTATCAATCAGGGGCAAAAGCGCAAATCTTCGTGACTCGCTAAATGAAAAACGCGAGAAAAGCTATGATAGTACTACATTGTACGCAATCGTTGCAGAGATAGCAAAACGCCATAATTTAGACTATCGAATCGATAAAAATTTAGGCGATGAAAGTATTACACATTTAGATCAAACAAATGAGTCTGACGCATCATTTTTAACTCGCATCTGTAATGATCTAAATGCCGCAGCAACATTAAAAAATGGAATGCTAATAGTGTTCAAAAAAGGCATTGCAAAAACAGTAAATGGGAAAGATATACCAACGACAACAATTACCAGAAAACTTGGTGATCAGCATCGATTTGCCATCGCTGATCGCAAAGCATATACAGGTGTAAAAGCGTACTGGATTGATTATAGGCAGCAAAAAAAGCAACAAGCAAAAGCCACCAGAAAACCGAATAAAACACAAAATCAGAATAAACAAACAAATGACAATGGTGTATTGGTCGGCGCAGACGGTAACGTAAAAATATTACGACATACATATGCCAGTAAACAAAACGCATATAGAGCGGCTCGCAATGAGTGGGAAAAATTACAGCGAGGGGCTTCACAATTTAGCATCAATCTAGCCGAGGGCCGCCCGGATATGTACCCAGAAATGCCGGTTGAAGTTAGCGGATTTAAAAAAGAGATTGATTCAACTTTATGGACAATCACCCGATGCACGCACACACTAAATAGTGCTACCGGGTATACTACATTCGTAGAGCTGGAAATAAAATTACAAGATGATGAAATACCGCTAGAAGAACAAAAGGATAAATAACATTTTGATTAAAATGGAAATTATGTTAAAATCCTGTTTAATTTAGTTCAACAGCTAAAGAGGTGTAAAATCAATGAAATGTCCGCACTGCAAATCAAAAACCACAATTCGAACTAGCGAAGAAATCAGCCCTATTACGCGCAAGCAATATCGACAATGTACTAATGTTTACTGTTGTCATTCATTTGTTGTATTGCAATCAGTTTCACTAACAATAGTTCCAAGCGCTATGCCAGATCCAACAGTTAATATCCCGTTATCATCAAAACATCATGCCGCATAAAACGGGGCTATGCCCCGCTACCTTCAGCATTCGCTTTCTGCATTCGCTTTCTGAGTATTCATCGACCTTAATAATATTTCATGCAGTAAGCACAAACCTATTTTTAAGTCTCGTTCCGACAAATCCGCATCAATCATTAATCTACTGACAAATTCTGCGCGTTCTATTTTAATATCATTTATTGTTAATTCATCCATTCGCCACCTCTATTACTGTTGTTTTATACAGTATATTTATTAGTTATTTTATTTTCAATAGATTTTTTAAGTTTTTTATTTCAAATATATGTTTTATTTGAATATATACACAAAACCGCATTATTTTTGTAAGAGATAAAAATAGGCAGCGGAAAGAACCCGAAACAATCATAATTCATCTATTAGCCGCAGACTGTGATGCGCCCGACTTTTTAATAGAGTCACATATTTACCGCTTCAAACATAATTAAACAAAATAGCACAAAATGTTAAAAATAACCCTTTACCTTGTATGACAAATGTAATACTATAATCGCATAGAAACAAACAACACTAACTTAGAGAGCCGAATCGAATCGAGAGAGGCGAAGGAGAAAGAAAATGACTAACTTAAATGAAGTTTTTGGAAGAGTAAATAATGATGGAAATGTTGACATTCTATTCATCAATGATGGTGATAGAGTTACCAGATTGAATGTTGATGGTGTTTATCCAGTCAATAGCGCATTATCAACTAGATATGAGCACGCTAGCGGTATTGTATTAACAGTTGAGCAATGCAAAGCTCTTAATATTGAAATTGAATAAAAAAGCCCGAAGGGCTTTTTAGGTGACATATGAAACAAATATCAAGAAACCCAAGTTTTACACCATCGCCACAGTTGCGAAATGATTTAAATAGCAATCAAAATGGGGTTACAGCTCGTTTAAATCAAATATGGGATAGATACGAATATATTATTAGAACGCAATCATTAGAGTTATCTATTGATGAAATTCATTTATTAAATTCGATCTTAAACGGAACATTTATTGATCCTGTATTAATTGATAATTTATATTCTGAAATCATTGATAGTGATGAATATTTAGCAGGCAATGAAATAGCTAAATCACTAGCCGACAAAGTGAAATCGGCTAACTATATGCAATTATTGGCTACAGTTGAACGAATAAAAAAATGAAAAATTGGTCTAATGAAGATGTCGAAATTTTAACGTTAAATTGTCATTTGCCTATTGCAGATTTGATGAAATTATTGCCACGTAGATCATACAATGCGATATATAGCAAAATTCGCACGCTTGATGATAACAATGTAAAACCTTTGCTGGCAAAATCTTTTTTTAATAAAAAAATAACCTCTCTTACTGATGTTGATGAATATATCAAATATGATTTAATTCAATGTTTAGAGTGCGGAAAATGGTACCCGTTTTTACCCGTTCATTTAAACAGAATTCATCAAATAGATTCTATAGATTATAGAATTAAACATGATTTACCTGCACAAACTCCGTTAGCTGGAGTTAAATATAGAGAGATACATCGAGCTAAAATGAATAAATTAATTGAAGATGGGATTGTTACGCATGAGCATCTTGAAGGTGCGATTGAAAAAGCCAGAAAAACCGATCGGGGTCAAAGAGCTACTTATGAATTAGAAAGGCAACGGGAAATTATAAAAAAAAATCAAATTTGGTTGAAATCACCACGCACAAAAATCGGGCATAAGTGA